ACTTGTTATAGATATGCCACTTGAAGAATTAGCTGCTGCACTTTCTGATAATGCAGAGCACTTTGAAAAAGTTCTTGCTGGCTTAGGTAAAAAAGATGAGAAGTTAGGTAAAAATCGTGACAAGATGGAAAAAGACCTAAAAGCTACAAAGAAAGCTAAAGCAACTGCTAAGAAAAAAGCAAAATCTGAAAAAGAAGAGCCAAAGAAAGTTGCTAAAAAGACTACAAAGAAGTCAACTAAAAAGACTACAAAGAAGTCTAAGAAGTAAAAATAACTTCTAAACAAAACAAAGCCTCACTTGTAGTGGGGCTTTTTTAATTACCATAGTTAGCTAATAAAATTAAATAATAAAAACGATTTTCAAAATTATGAAAGAGCAAATTATCAATAACTCTATTATGACGGAAACATTTTCAAAGTCATACCCAGTGATAAATAAATATATTGTAGAGAATGGAGATCATGTAGAAAGTAGAAATGGAGACACAAAAGAAATTTTAAATTTCAAAACTGAAATACACAATCCATACAGAAGATGTGTTGGTAATAATGGAAGAGACATTAATGTATTCTTTTTATTAGCAGAAGCATTATGGATTTTTAGAGGTCGTAAGGATGTTGATTTTCTGGTAAAGTTTAATAATCAGATGAAAGAATATTCGGATGACGGAGTTAATTTCCATGCTCCATATGGTTTTCGTATGAGAAGATATGGTGTTAGTAGTTTTGATAATAGTAAACCTACTTCACCAGAAAATAATGGTCATGCACACCAGCAAATGATTGATGGGATAGATCAGATTTTATCTGCAATGATTATGCTTAAAGAAAATCCAGAAAGTAGAAGAGTTGTAATATCTATTTGGAATCCAGATTTAGATTTAGGTACTGTATCAAAGGACTTACCTTGTAATGATATGTTAATGTTGAAAGTAAGAGGTGGTAAATTACATTCTACAATAGCTAATAGAAGTAATGATTTGCATTGGGGTTTACCTACAAATGTATTTCAGTTTAGTTTTGTTACTGAGATAATGTCTAATATAATGGGTATAGAATTAGGCACTCAAACTCATAATTCTCAAAGTCTTCATTTTTATATTGATAATCCGATAGCAATGAAGATGTATGAAAATATGAGCTTTACTAATTCAAAATTTGATGATCTGTATGATTATTCTAAAGAAATTAGGATTGATATGAATTTTGATAAGGTTGATAAAAGAAACAGGCAAGATTTATCAAGTGATAGTATTGAAAGAAAACTTGCAATTGTAGATGATTTTATAGATAGAATTATATACAGTTTAGATAGAGGTGAAAAGATGCCCGCATCTGATTTAAAAGCCTTAAAGAACTTTTCAGAGTATTTATTCATAACTTATGAATTATTATGGAATTATCTAAGATATAAATTTGGTACTACAAAAACTGATCAAGATAAAAAGAATGCTATTGAAAAATTAAATGTATTGTCAAATGAGTATGGTAATCCAGACATAATTACTATGTGTAAGAATTTTTATGTTTCAAAAATGAAAGATAAGTCTGATTATCAAAATACTATTTTAGGTACTCTATAATATGACAAAAGATTTTAAAAATTGGTGTGAGTCAAATTCTATAAAATTTTCTAAGACTAAAGATGGTTATTGGGAGATTAAAGGATTTGGCTCATTCATTTTTGTAGATGATAAGGATGGTAAATTACTTGATGATACATTCTTGATTATGCTATCTGAAGATGAACAGGATATAGTAGAAGATCAGAAAGTTGATTATATAGTATATAAATGGGGTACGAGATTTTTCTATACTTCTACTAAAGAAACAGGCAAAAATGAATATAATGAAATTGGTGTTAATCTAAAGTTAAACGATTTTAAAAACATAGGCAAATATGAACCTATTGTAGAAATAGATTTTGTTAATTTAGGAGTTCATACAGGATATGAATTGTTGAATGGCAGTTGTGAGGCATATCAGTATGCTGATAAGACAAGTTATTTAGGTCATGATTGTTTAGGATTAGCTGAGAAAAATACACTTGCTGGCACAATAGCTTTTCAAACTGCTTGTCTGAAAAAAGATATAAAACCTATTATTGGCTATACTGTTTCAGTGGCTTATAATTATGATCCAGAGATTGAAAACCAAGAATTGTTTGATTTAAAGTTTTATGCTAAAAATGAAAAAGGTTGGCGTAATTTATTACGTATGAATAAAGCTGTCAATGTTGATAATGAAGGGTTTTTAATAAAAGAAGATATTGAGTCATTGTCAGATGGTTTAATATGTGTTTTACCTATGGAAAGTTATTTTCATAAGTTTATTTATCAAAAGAAATTTGCAGTCAAGGAAATCAAGTATTTTAAAAGAATTTTCAAAAAAGATTTATATTGTCAATTAGACTTAACAGAATTTGTAGATGATGGTATAGATATAGATAGATTGAAGATTATAAAAAAATACATGTCATCATATTACAAGATGATTAAACCAGTTTATATTTCTGATGCTTATTATGTAGATAAAATAGATAGCGAAGTTAAAAGCATATTGAATAGCATAGACAGGAAAGCTAATCCAAAATCATCTGATCAATATCTAAAGACAATAGATGACATATTTGATAAAAATATAGGTTTGTTTGAGTCAAATGAAGATAGTCTTGATATATTTCTTGAATCTATTGATAATACAGTAGTAATAGCAAAAGAATGTAATTTTCAGATTGATACAGGAAATCATAAATTACCTAAATTTGAAGTGAAAGACCCATTAGAATTATATTATGATTTATTAGCAAAAGGGTTTGAAAAAAAGATTGTTGGTAAAGTACCTGATGATAAACTTGAAGAATACTATGAACGCTTAGACAAAGAAAACAATGTAATTGTAAATGCTGGATTTATAGATTATTTCTTAATACTTTGGGATGTTATTGAGTATGCTAAAGCTAATGATATTTTAGTAGGAGTTGGTCGTGGTTCTGCTGGTGGAAGTTTGGTTGCATATCTTCTAAATATTATAGAGATTGACCCTATTGAATATGACCTTTTATTTGAGCGTTTTTTGAATGAGACGAGGGTATCTGGAGAGCGTGCGAAAGCAGCCGATGCCTTACCAGATATTGATTTAGATTTTGAAGGTAGAAAACGAGATGAAATAAAAAGATATATAGAACATAAGTATGGTGTTGATCATGTATGTTCTATTGGTACTTTTAATAGAATGAAAGTAAAATCTATTATTAAGGATTTTGCAAGAGTTATGGGAGTATCATTTCAGGAAGCAAATTCAATTACAAAAAAGATTGATCCATTTGATAAAAAAGTAGCTAAAGGACTACCATATGAAGACATTTTTGATTGGGCATTAAAAAACAAAACTCTAAAGAATTTTGTTCAGAAACACATTGACTTATTCGAGTTAATAAAAGCACCTATGAATCAACAACGTTCATCTTCTATACATGCGTCAGCTGTTATTATTACACCAAAAGAAGATAATGATGGAAATCCTATGACTATATATGATTGGATGCCTGTTAGAAAAATAGATGGAGTTCTTGTATCAGAATGGGAAGGCAAATACATAGATAAGGCTGGATTTTTAAAAGAAGACATATTAGGTATTGCTCAGCTTGATAAGTTCAGAATGACCTTAGAACTTATAAAGAAAAATCTGAATAAAGATATAGACTTGAATCAAGTTAGTACTAAACACAAAAAGACATTCAAAACTTTTCAAAAAGGGATGAATGAGGATGTCTTTCAATTTGGTACTGGTGGATTGAAAAAATATTCTATTGATGTTAAGCCTACTGAAGTTGAAGACCTTATATCAATGAATGCCTTATACAGACCTGGTCCAATGAATTCTGATGCTCATAATGATTTTGTTAGAATTAGACGTGGCAAAAAGAAAGCTGTATTTGATATAGGGATGGAAAAAGTTACAGAGAAAACATTTGGACTTTATGTTTATCAGGAACAGGTTATGCAGGCTATGGTGGTAGGTGGTATGACTCTTTCAGAGGCAGATCAAGTAAGAACTTACATGAAGAAATTTGATGACAAAAGTCTTCAAAAATTCAAAAAGAAATTCGTAAAAGGATACTCAAAAGTAGTCAAGAAAAAAGCTAAAAATCCTAAAAAATATGCAACTGAAGTTTGGGATAAATTATACCAATTCTCAAGCTATGGTTTTAACAGATCTCACGCTGCTGCTTATTCAGTAATGGGATATTGGAGTCAGTGGTTAAAAGTTAATTATCCATTAGAGTTCTGGACAGCTTCATTAAATTTTGTAAAACGTCTTGAAGATTTTCCAAATAGAATTTCTGAGATGCGTAAGATGACAAAGATTAGAGTAGCTCCACCAGATATCAATAAGTCCGATATATATTTTACATCAGATGTAGAAACTAATAATATATATTGGTCATTTGAGCAGATAAAACAAGTTGGTCCAGCATCAGCTGCTGCTATATTACAAGAACGTAAGGAAAATGGGCAATTTTATGACTTAGAAGAGTTCTTACAAAGAATACCTAAAAGACAAGTCAATAAAAGAGTTGTTGTTCACTTGATTTTAGCTGGAGCGTTTGATGAATTATGCATAGGTAATAATAATGACGTACGCAGAAGATTAGACATACTAAAAGAATATTTCCAACTAATTCGGGCTGATTTACCAGAAGAGTTTGAAGCTGAAGATTGTAAAAAAGCATTTTACTGGAAAATGAAGCAAAGAGAATTGACTGGATTTGCTGACTTATCATTTGATAGTTTATTAGCTAAAAACAAAAAGACAAAAAGGTATCTTAATATATATAAAACACCTCAAGAAATTTCTTTATTAGATTTACAATCTAAAGAAAAAATGCCTGTTTTAGTAGCTGGATTGGTAGTTAATGTAAAAATTAAAAACACTAAAAAAGGAGACAGGATGGCTAATATTACTATGGATAATAACAATAATACTTTCATGGTTACGTTTTGGTCTCAAATGTTTGAAAAGAAAGGATTTGAGGAATATTTATCAGGGTTAAATAAAAGAGAAGTCGTAATAGCAATTAAAGCTCAAGTTTCCAACTGGAAAGAGATGATTCAGATAACAAACACATACGATACTTCTCATACTAAAATTATAGAATTAACTTAATATGAAAAACACATTTGATAATTTTCTTCACGATAATGATTTTGACCAATTGAATAATATGGTTAGATGGAATGGTATGAACAGAATAAAAGATGAAACAGTAGCACATCATTCCTTTATAGTCTCTGTATTTTCCAGAGTATTAGCTGAGGAAGTTTTTGTTGGTATTTTATTTCCAGATGTAAAGATAAAACTTGATATAGTTACTTATGCATTATTTCATGATTATGATGAGATGTTTACTGGAGACGTTCTTCATAATTTAAAGTATAATCCATTTAATGGGCCAGAAATTAGAAATAACATAGATGAATATTTAGAGTATAAAATCAAAGATAAATTTAACAGTGGTTCTAAGACTGATAATATGTTCAAGAATACAATGTTAAAAGATTTTCCTAAATTTGTTTCAGAGTTAGTAAAGGTCGCAGATTGGTTATCAATGTATTTTTATCTTTATAAAGAACAGGAATTAGGTAATACAGGAGTTTGTAAAACAAGACAATATTGTATAAAAGGTATAATAAATTCTGTTAATACTGTAATTGAATCATTAGAGAAACAGAATGATTATAAAATCAATTTAGATATTTTGAACGAAATTAAAACAATAAAATATGAGTAAAGTATGCTTTGATAAGGATTTAATGTCTCAAATAGAGAATTATAATGTGGAAGAAGTCTTAGAATTTCTTGATAAGTTACATTCAGTATCTCAAAAAATAACAAAAGAGAAAGATGAAGACTATGGAGGCAGTTGGCAAAAAGATGGATTGTTATCAGTACATCTAAATACTAAAAGAAAATGGGATAGGCTTCAAAATATATTTGAAAATGGTTTTAATGTTAATTTAGAAACAGAAACTGCTTTAGATACATTGATAGATTTGAGAAATTATGTGGGATTATATACATTTTTCTTGAGTAAGAAATATCCAGAACAATTTCAGAAATTTTTAGAGCAAAATGGGTAAAAGCAAATTAGTATTCAATCTTGGAGATAAGGTAGTAAAATTTACTGTTCAAGATTTTGATAAGAATGTAGAAATAGACAAGCTATTAAAGATTGATTATGGTAATCTTGTAGCCGAGTTAGTAACATTTCCAGTAGTTGTAAATAAATTAGGTTTACTTGCTGCCGAAATGGACAATGAAGTTCAATTAGCTAAATTGAATTTATCTGTAACTGAAGCAAAATTAAAAGATAAAATACGTAAGCAATTAACATTTGAAGATGATAAGGGCAGACGTAAAACACCTACTATCGCAGAAGTAGATGATGCTTTAACAAGAAATAAATTATGGATAAAAAAGAAGACTGCTTACATTACCATAATGAAAGAAAAAGAATACATGTATTCTATTTATGAGTCTGCTAAGGATAAGTCAAGAAAATTAGACAAACTTAGCTTAACTCTAAAAACTGGAGACATCGATACAGATATAATTCAAAGACAACTTAATAATGTCTATTTCAAGATAAAAGATGGATTCATTAAAGATTAAACATAGTTATAATTAGTATAAATTCAATACCTATAAAAAATGTCAAATTTACGTAAGAAATACGCAAAAAAGGTCACTAAGCTAAAAGACCTGCAAGAAAAAAATGAGCAAGATGACGCTAATTTGGGATATTCTGGTAGTAATGACTATTTGGATATTACAGATGGTAAAACTAATAAATTTAGATTATTTCCAGCTCATGATGGGCCAGACTTCTTTAAGTTAAGAAAGCGTTACTGGGTAACTATCAATGGTGACGATGGAGATGCTAAAAGAACTGTTTTAGATGCAAGAGTTCATGGAGGACAAAAGCGAGATATCATTGATGAATATGTTAAATTCGCTAAGAAAAATGTAAAAGATAATGATGTGTTATCTAAAATAACTCACTGGAAAGATGGCTTAACTGCAGAGCATTCTTGGATTGCATATGCTATTAAGGTATCTAAAAAAGAACGTGAATTTGGATTATTGTCTTTCAAAAAGACAGTTAGAGATGCTATCAATAAGGCTATATTCATTGAGTCAGATGACGAGCCGATAGAAGTGGATCCATTCACTCACCCAGATGATGGTTTACCTTTACTTGTAAAGTATAACAGTAAGCCTAATAAGAAAAAAGGTGAAGACTATTATGATGTACAAATAGGTCGTAGAGCCGTGAGGCTTACAGATGAAGAACTTGAAAAGCATGATGCTTCTAAGTCTTTAGATGAGTTATTTGATAATGTTTATACATTAAAAGATTTTGAACTTGCTTTAGATGCACTTGAGAAGTTCGATATTGATCATGAAGTTGATCTATTTGAAGATGATAGATGGCTTGAATTAGTTCAAGAAATTCGTGAAGCTTTGGGTGATTCAGAAGAGGATGATGAAGATGAACCTAAAAAGAAGTCTAAGAAAAAATCAAAAAAGAAAGTTGAAGACGATGAGGATGAGGATGATGAAGACGATGACGACTTTGAAGATGAAGAAGAAGATGAAGAAGAAGATGAAGAAGAAGATGAAGAAGAAGATGAAGAAGAAGATGATGATGAAGATGATGATGACTTTGAAGACGAGGATGAAGACGAAGAAGAAGATGAAGATGATGAGGAAGATGAGGAAGAAGAAGATGAAGAGCCTAAAAAGAAGTCTAAGAAAAAATCTAAAGATAAAAAAGGCAAAAAGTCTAAAATGTCTGTAGATGATATAAGAGCAAGACTACGCAAGAAAAAATAATTTAGTATTGTTTGTAGTTGGAATAAAAGGGTATGTGATTAATTTTGCATACCCTTTCAAAGTTAAATATAAAAAGTTTAAAAATATGAGTATAATAGATAAAATTGTACAGAAATTTGATAATGAGGATATCATTAAATTTTCTGATAAGGATAATTTCAAAGAAATGAAATCTTGGTGTGGTACCAATGTTCCTCAGCTTGAATATAATTTAGGTACTCTTGGCTTACCAACAGGAATAATGGAAATTGCAGGTGTTTCTAAGTCTGGTAAAACCACTTTAGGACTTGAATCTATGGCTAACTTTCTAAGGCAAGACGAAAATGGTATAGCAGTAATTCTTTCATCTGAAAATAGAGATAATAAAGAGTATGCTGCTAAATTAGGAATAGATACTGAAAAAGTAATAATTCTTAAAATACGCTATGTTGAGGATATGTTTATGAAAGTAAAGAAAATGATTCAAGATGTAGAAGAGATTTTTGAGATTGAAAATCTTGGAGAACCAAAATTCTTTTTTCTATGGGATAGTTTAGGTGCTACATTATCTAAGGCTGAATTAGATACTATGGAGCATAATACAGCTGAAATGGAAAAGGCAATGGCTAAAGGTAAGGCTATGTCTAAGTCAGCTACAAAACATGCTCAGATGGGTGCTTTTGCTAAACAAGCTAAGATGTTTAGTAAATTTTTATTAGGTGAAATGTATGACAAAACAATACATTTTATAATTCTTAACCACGTCTATAACAAGATGGATGGAAGAGGTGGAAAAAAATCTGGAGGTGGAGAATGGGTAGAGTATATGCCTACTATTAGACTAAGGATGGCAGTTGTAGGTCATGAAAAATTAGATGATGTGGAAGTTGCTCAATATTCTGAAATAAAAGTAGTCAAAAATGATTTTGGATCAAGACGTAAAACAAAAGTAGAGATATTACTTGGAAAGGGATTTGTATTAAATGCTGAAGATATAGCATTTGCTGTAGAAGAGGGCATCATAGAAAAAGTATCTGCATCTAAGTGGTCATTCATGAAAGGTAAGATGACTTGGAACTCCAAAAGAACATTCTATCAATTGTATTACGATAATAATAAGTATTTACCTTTACTACATAAAAAGGTCACTAAAGCAAGACATGAACGTGTATTAGATGAAAGAGAGTCATAATATGAGCAAGATAAAACCAATAGCAGTATTCCTTACAGACACACATCTAAAAAAAGATAATCTTGATCTTGTATATGATATATTTAAACAAGCTATAGATTTAGCAGAAGATTTAGGTGTTGATAAAGTATATCATGGTGGAGACTTCTTCACTAATCGTATTGCTCAGAATTTACAGACACTACTGACATTTTCAAAAATACTTAAATTGTTCAAAAAACGAGGTATTGAACTAATTGGTATTCCAGGCAATCATGATAAAACTAATCAAAATAGTGAAGATAGCTATCTTGATATATTTTCTAACTATTCTAATTTTAAAATTGTTAGAGATATTCATGTAGAAGTTGAAAAGGATGTTTCTATTGGTTTTTTACCATATTTTACGAGTTCTTATTTAGAACGCTTAAAGAAACTTAAAACTCATACTAAAAGTCTAAAAACTGGTAAAAACATATTGATAACTCATAAGGCTTTTAATGGAGTAAGAAACAATGACGGAACATTAGTAGAAGATGGTGTAAAAGTAAAAGATGTATCATTCTGGGATACAGTGATGGTAGGACATTATCATGATGCTTCAGAATTAGGTAAGAATATAGTATATACTGGATCAGCTTATCAAGGTAATTACGGTGAAAATATAGAAGATAAAGGATTTACAATCATAATGTCAGATGGAACACTTGAATTTGAACCGTCTAAATTTCCAAAGTACATTAAAGTTAAACTTGATATATCAGATGATATAGATAATGAAATTGAAATGCATGATGTATCTGAAAATAATGTTAGATTTGTATTTACAGGCGATAAGTCTGACATATCAAAAGTAGATAGGTCAAAGTTAGATGAATTAGGAATAGATTGTAAGTTTGAATTGAATGATGTAAATGAAGAGATACTGAAAGTAGAGCAAGGTGATTTTTCAGTAATGACTAAAAAAGTTATAGTAAAACATTTCAATGATTATTGTAAAATACAAGATATTCCTAAGAAGATGAAATCTAAGGGATTAAAAGTATTAATGAGATGATAAGAATTTGGAACAAATATTTACTTGTAAACAACAATTATTTCATAAGGATAGACAAAAAAGGTAAATTTACTTTTAAAAAAGTATTTGGTAAAAAAGTAAGAATTGATGGTGATTTAGATTTATTCTTACACAAAGTAAGAGTAAGAGGCAAGGTATTCTATACAGTTTCTGAAGCTACTTCAGGTTGTAGAGTTGCTAAATTACATAAAAATCCTAAAAAAGCAATAGATAAGGCTAAACAGATATATGATGATAAGGGTGAAAATCTTATTAAGGTGAAATCTGATAGAATGGTCAAACAATCGAGCCTATCACCCAGATTTAGATTTATAGTTAATCCTACAAGACAAAAAAGATGTGGCAACCTAACAAAATAATATTACATAATTTAATGACGCATGTAGAAACTGAATATGAGTTTCAGAAAAATCGTTGCGTTATGATTTTCGGTAGAAATCTAACAGATGCTGGTACTGATAGTAATGGTACTGGAAAATCTACAATACTTGAAGCTATTTCTATTGCTATTACAGGACAGACTAATAGAGAAGTAAAAAAGGATGAATTTATAAATGATAATTCAGATGATTGTTTTGTTCAATTCGATTTGAATAATAATTTAGGTAATATTAATGAATTATCTATTAGACGTTGGTTTCATCGCAAAAAATCATCTAAGATAGAAATATGGGAAAATGGAGTTCTGAATGAAGAGATGACTTCAGTCAATGAAGCTAATAAGCGTATTTATGAACTTATAGGACTCACGAAAGAAGATTTACTACATTTTTTCATTATAGGTCAAGATACAAATTATTCATTCCTTACAGCAGGTGATACTGAGAAAAAAGATATCATATCCAGATTTTCAAACATAGATTTTATCAATGATAAAATAGATGAATTAAAGGCTAATAAAAAAGACCTTGAATCAGAGATAGATGAACTTGATAAGGATATACAAAAGCTGGATAATAAGAATGAATTTTTAGTTGAGCAAAAAGAAGACCTTGAATTAAATTTTGAAAAAGAAAAATCTGAACGTATTAAAAGGCTGAAAAAGAAGATAGCTAAATATAAGACTTCAAAAAATAAAGCTGAAAAGGATAAACGAGATAATGAAATTAAGCTCCAAGAAACTAATGATAAAATATCAGAAATTTCTATAAAAGAAACTGAGCAGCTTGAGAAAGATATCAGAACTACTAAGAAAGATATCAGAACTAAAAAAGACTCATTAAACCAGCTAAAATCAGATGATAAACATTATGATTTAATTTTAGAGGGCATGATTATGTGTCCAGATTGTAAACATGAATTCAATCCATCTGAAGATACTCCATTGGAAGACATACCTAAGTTAAAGAAGTCTAACAAAAGTAAAAGAGAAAAATTACAAAAGCAAATAGATAGCCTTAATGAAAAGCAAAAGGAACTTGAAGATGAATTGGAAAATAATGAAGAACTTGAAGATGAATTATCGAGCCTAAAAAGAAGTTTGAAGAAAATTGAATTATCATTATCTACTTCAGATGATGAAATAAAAGAATATAATTCAAACATAAAAAGACTTAAAAAGAAAATCAAAAAAATACAAAAAGAGACATCTGATAAGCAGATTGAGGATATCAATATAGAAATTGAAACTAATAATGAAATGCTACAAGTTCTTCAAAAGAGCCGAGAAGATTTTGAAGATGATATCCAGTCAGCTGATTATTGGATATACCATTTTGGTAAAAAGGGTTTTATGACCTATTTAACTAATAAGTCAGTCAAGTCTATTGAAGGTATTACGAATAGTTATTTGAAGAAAATGAACAGTGACCTTCAAGTCAATATTGATGGATTTACAAAGTTAAAAAATGGAGACATACGTGAGAAAATCAATATTGATATAGTGCGTAATGGAATGGTAGTAGGTAACTATCATAGATATTCTGGAGGTGAGAAAGGTCGTATAAATTTAGCTAATATCTTAGGATTGCAAAAGTTGATAAATATGACTTGCGATACTGGAGGACTGAATTTATTAGCATTAGATGAGGTTTTTGAAGGATTAGATCAGAGTGGTCAAAAGGATTTATTGAATATCCTTGAAAATTTAAAATCCACATCATTAGTTGTTACTCATAGAAATCAATCCATAGGTGCTGAAAATGAATTGTTTATTGAAAAAATTGATGGAATCAGTATGGTAGTTTCAAAATAATTTCGTTAATTAGCGAATTAAAATCATTACCATGACTAAAGCACAAAAGAAAAAAAGAGATGAAAAATTATTAAGAGCTAAAAAGATAAAATTATCCAGAAAACCTACTGAATTGAATATTGTTGCTTTTGATCAGGCAACAATTTGTGGTGTAGCATATGAATTAGCTGGCACTGCACAACCTAAGACTGAGTTATGGGACTTGAATATAAAGTCTAAAGAAAGTCAAGGAATGAAGTGGATAAGATTTGAAGCGAGATTGAAGAAGTTTTTGAAGAAACATTCTATTCAAGTTTTAGCATATGAATTACCAGCTGGCAGAAATATAAACCCAATAATTCATTCATCTAAGTTAATAGCTATAATTGAAAAGTCCTGTGTAGAATTAGGAATAGAATATATAGAATTTTCAGCGAGTGAAATAAAGAAATTTGCTACAAATAATGGTAATGCTAATAAAGCTAAAATGATAGAATATGCTAAGACCTTATGGGGATATGATGGTAATGATGATAATGAATCAGATGCGTTGCATATTTTACATTTGTTAAAATCTAAAGTTAATGTATAATGGAAAATAACTTCAAATGTCCTAAGACAAATAAAGAGTTCTTCATACCCAGACATATAACAGTCATGTCTTCAGATGGGGCTATTTATAAGGATAAATATGGTAAAGAACTGATTAATCCAGATAATGGTGAGAAATTAGTACCTATTGAAAAGAATTTTGATTATTCTGAAATGAATTTAATGATAGGTACTGGAAATGATAAGGATGGACGTGCTAAAAGAACAGAAATGTTAAAGAAACGTTCAAAAGAACATTTTAAAAAGCACATAAAAGAAGATAAGTATGAGAAAAACAAGAAGTTAGTGAGAGACTTCAAGAACCAATAATATCTAACTAAATTATGAAATCAATCTTTGATGTACAAGAAATTGCTTATGATAAAATAGAGGCAAATAAAATTATAATCTACATAAAAAAATCTAATCTTGAAAAGCGTAAAAGCGACATCGAGGATTTGAAGGTCAGGATATCCAAACTCAAAACAGTATCTAAAAAAGTTAATGAAAAAAGACGTATAGAGTATAAAATTAAACTAAAGCAACATCAATCTGAATTAAAGAGATTAAATAGTCAATTTTATTATAGAACAAATAAGTGTGATAAGAATAAAATAATACTATTTAAGATGATGCGTAATATAATAGTTAAAAATATTCTAAACTATATTAAAATCACCGAAAACTCACCTGTAACTGATCAATGCAATAATAGAATAGAAATGGAAGCTGAAGCATACATTGTTATGGATAAGTGTATTTCTAACTTTAATGTCAATAGTAAAAGTGATTTTTATTACTATTTCAATAAGTCCTTAGCCAGAAATTTCTATAGAATGTTCGACAGAGAATATCGTAAAAAAGAAAAATATGATGGTTATAGTTCTGAAAGGAAACATCTGAGAAAAACAGAACATGATAAAGGTATAAATTATGATGTAGATTTTCTAATTTCTCAAATGAATTTAGATGAATTACAGATCAGACTTGTGAAATCAAAATTAGCTGGACAAAAGAAAGATGATTTTTTAAAAGAGAATGATGATGTAACCTCCAGCCGATATTATTCAACGTTAAAGAGTATAAAGCAAATAATGCTAAAAATGAAAGAAAATGGAGAATTTTAATTATGTAAATAAAAAGCAAGTTATCTTATTTTTTGTAAAAAATGGATATCCAATATTAGAAGTAGAGATAATACCAGGACAATCTGTATTCTTTATAGCTAATCAATTTGAACCGCCAATACAAGGCTCTGTACACAGTGCTCCATATATAAGTGTTACTGGTAAGGATATCACTAAATTTATTATGGAAAATACATTCAATCAAGGAAACCCAGTTCAATTTAGAGAAAAATTAGAACAATTTAATCAAGACAATAAGGATATAGAATTCAAATTTTCTGATAGACATATCTGGAGACATTATACATCATAAATATGAAATACTCTAAGTATCAAAAAAAGATATTTAAGGTAGTAAAGAATGATGAATGTAATGTAGTAATTTCTGCTGTAGCAGGTAGTGGTAAGACTACTACTATTGAGCATTGCATGAACATTATACCACCTGGAAAATCTACAATATCTTTAGCTTTTAACAATTCAATAGTAAAAGAATTGAAAGAACGTATAAAGAACAAGAATGTAGAAATAACTACCATGCACAGCTTTTGTTGGAAAAATCTTATGAGACATTATGGATATAAGATTAAGTTAAACAAAAACAAGTCTTCAAAATACATAAAACAAATTCTAAAGAATTTTAAAGTGCCTGAAAAGAAACATGCTTATTACATGTTCGCATTTTCTAATATGTCCAGCTTAATGAGGCAGAATATTATCTATGATATAGAATTAGTAGAAAGTTTAGCATTGAAATATGATTTTAATTTTGATGTTGTTGAAATGAAAATGCTACAAATTCTAATGAAGAAGATGGATAATGATAAAAAGGAGTTCGATTTTACAGACATGATTTATAGAGTAATAAAAGATGATGTAAGATTGCCTAAATATGACTATATATTTGTAGATGAGTCGCAAGACCTCTCAGCTGCTCAGCAAATGGTTATTTCTAAGATTAAGAAAACAAAAGGTAGAATGATAGCTGTAGGCGATCCAGCTCAAGCTATTTATGGTTTTGCTGGAGCTGATAATAATTCATATCATAAGCTAAGAAATTTGTTTGATAATACATTAGAATTGCCATTATCTGTAAATTATAGGTGTGGAGTTAATATTGTAAAAGAAGCACAAAAAATTAACACTCAAATTGAACCTTATGAATTTGCTAAACCAGGATTAGTTAGGGATGGCATAATAAAAGATATAAGGAATGGGGATTGGGTTCTTTGTAGGAATTTAAAGCCTTTAGTACAATTGAATATGTACTTTTTATCATTACATATAAAGTCTTATATAAAAGGTATAGATATTGGGACTAATCTTGCCTTAATGATTAAGCGTACTAATAAGTCATCTGTTGAAGCAGTAGCTAATCAGCTTGAAAAGAATATAGAGAATGAGAAGATTAAGATGCGTAAAAAGGGTGTAAGAAATCCTGATAATACTGAGAAAATTGATAATATGCTACAGAAGTTAGATATCATCAAATTACTTTCTCAAGACATGCATACTGCAAAACAAGTTATAGATAGAATTTACTCTATATTCAAAGAGCAGGGTGATGGAATTTGCTTATCTACTATACATAAATCAAAAGGTTTGGAAAATGATAACATATTCATATTATGCCCAGAATTGATACCGAGTCAATTTGCTACACAACCTTGGCAATTAGAACAAGAAGATAATCTAATGTATGTAGCTATAACCAGAGCAAAGAAAAAATTGATATACATAAGAAATGACAAATTTAGAGAAGTTCAACAACATTTAAAACAAATTTTATGATATTAAATGTATGGACTGATGGAAGTTGTAATAATAATTCTAAACATCTAAATTTCGCTAAAGGTGGTTGGGGTTTTTGTATATTAGATAAGAAAAATAAACTTATACATGAAGACTTAGGATATTACGAGCCTGCAACGTCATCTACTATGGAAATGATGGCTGTAATTAAGTCTTTAGAATATATCATAGAAAATCTATTAAAGTCAAGAACAGAGGTGTTTATTCACTCAGACAGTGCTTATGTAGTGAACTGTTTTTTAGAAAAATGGTATGTGAGATGGATGGAGACAGATTTTTACGGAATTAAGAATGAAGAATTGTGGAGACAGATGATAAGTCTTTATAATACAAAGTTCTTAAAAGTGAAGTTTGTAAAGGTTAAAGGACACTCAGGAATAGAATGGAATGAAAGAGCAGATTTTTTAGCTGGAGAAGCAAGAAAATATCTAATAGAAAATGGCGATTGAAAATATCATATTTAAACTTGACAAAGTATTTTCTAAAGATGAAGTATATTTTGATTTAGGAATATGGAATAGACCAGATGGAGTACAATTGTATAAAATTTGGGTGAGTGATTATGATGTTTATACATCTAAAAAATTTAAGAAGATAACAGAATTATTGAGAAAAAAGTATCCTAATGTGCGATGGTTTTGTTACTATTGCAGTAAAAACAAAAGTGATGAAGTGGATTAACTATATTGTGCAATTTTTATTTATTAGAATAGCTAAATTTGAGTTTCAATTACATAAAGATGATACTGTAAGTTTAGAACTATATTTAGATAAAACAAATGAGAAGATTAACACCATCACCAGTTGTTATGGTATAGTTGGTTTCATAGTACCATTTAAGTATTTTAATAATTCTAATTCTTGGCATTATTTACAGTTTAAATTTGCTATACCTTTTATTAGCAAACAAAAGATAATATTTAAGAAAATAAGAAAAAGACACGAGTTAAAAACAGCTAAAAGAAATTGTAAAAATTGTTTGTTTTACATTAGTCAGAATAATACTTGTGGTAAAAATAGAACAATTTCTAACTTAAATACATTTCCTTTTGAAAAAGAAATGAAGTGTTTTGAAAATTTAGATTAAGATGAAAATAGCAATCATTGGATTAGGTTATGTTGGTTTACCTTTAGCTGTAGAATTAGCTAAGAAACATCAAGTAATAGGTTATGATTTAAGTCAATCAAGAGTGGATTCATTGAATGAATTTCAAGATGATACTAATGAGATAGAACTACAACAATTTATAGATGTATCTGAATCAATAGTATTTACTACAGATGATGCAAAAATAGAGAATTGTGATACTTATATAATTACAGTGCCTACACCAGTAGATGAGAATAAATATCCAGATTTATCTGCATTAAGAATTTCAAGTAAATTAGTAGGTATGAGGATGAAAATAGGTAGTCTTGTAGTATATGAATCAACAGTATATCCTACAGCTACAGAAGATGTTTGTATTCCAATACTTGAGGAGTATTCAGGATTTACCTTAAATGAAGATTTTGGAGTAGGTTACAGTCCTGAACGTATAAACCCATCTGATAAAGTAAATACGCTATTAACTATAACAAAAGTAGTATCTGGCTCAAATTTATATTGGATGAATTGTACAAAAGAATTATATGAGTCAATAGGAATTACAACATATGGAGTATCTGAATTAAAGATAGCTGAAGCATCTAAAATAGTAGAGAATATACAAAGAGATGTTAATATAGGCTTAATGAACGAATTGTCTGTGATATTTGACCGTATGGATATAGATACTGAAGAAGTATTACAAGCAGCAGGAACAAAGTGGAATTTTCTTAATTTTAGACCAGGATTAGTAGGTGGACATTGTATAGGTGTTGATCCATATTATCTTCTGAGAAAATCAGAAGAGTTAGGATATAGTCCAGGCATAATAAGACACGCCAGAATTACCAACGAAAATATGGCTAATTTCGTACTTAAAAAAGCATTAAGGAGATACCGAGAATTATATCCAGATAAAAAGCCTAACATATTATTAATGGGTATTACTTTCAAAGAAAATTGTCCTGATCTTAGAAATAGTAAGGTATTTGATATGATGAGGATTTTAGATGATTTTCATTATGATTATGATTTACATGACTCACAGTATGGTTCTAAATTCTTAGATAAAAGATTTGTTGATTCAAGCACTTCTGTAGGAATATCTAAAAAGTATGATTTAGTATTTGTAAATGTTATGCATAATGATTACAAATACTTTGGATATGCTGATATAGTTTCTGATAATCATCTAATTGTAGATGTTCAAAATAAATTAGATAAGGCTACATTAAAAGAAGAGAAAAATCTGAACATAATTGGCTTATAACCAACTATTATTATGCTAAATACAAAGCATGACAACACAAGAGTTACAAACAATTGAAAGAATAGCGAGTAAAGGCTGTCAAATTTTAATGGATGGTAGAGTTATAATAATAGATATGACAGGAGCAGAATTAGTGGAAATACCTTGTCCAGAACAAGGGTTTGATATCACTAAGCTACTAAAAGTAAACATAAGACAAGAAATTGAGGATGAAGAAAATATCTACATAGATATACTTAAAGAATTATACGAGATAATATGATAACAGCAATCAAAAATTGGTTAGAAAAACATAATTTTAGAAAGCCTAAATTACCAGAACAAAAACAGCCGACTGTTAAGGATATTGTAGAAATTTATAACTTTCATCATAATCATGCTACAAATGCCTTAAACCTTATAATGAGTTCTAAGATGGGTAATCAGTATATGTTCTCATTTATGTCTGTACAAGATCAAATTATAATTATGCGTGATAATCTTTACTTTAAACAGCAAGAGATGATTAAAAAAGAAAATTATCCACAAGCTGCTAAATTTAGAGATGATATTGTAAGAATGGATGAATTGATAGAGCAATTACAAAGGTAATGCTATATCCTGTAAAAATAGACAAAACTGATACCTGCCTAACATATGTTTTAAAACGTAAAGGATTACACTACAAATGTTGCGTTTATGAAACATTAGACAAAATCTTCAATAGAATAGAATTCAAAGAAAATACCTTAAAAACTGGAGACATCTTACTCTGGGACTTTAATACTGAATATATAGACATAGTTATAGAAATCACTAAGGATGGTGTACTAAAAAAGCATCCTGTATCAAAAAGGATACATTTTGCAGTATATGAGGGTGATGGTAAAATATCACATGTAGTTAGAAATACTATGATTAGACCTCTACCAGAATTAGTTTTGGAAGACTTGAAAAGAGAGTCAAAGAGAATGCCAGATTCAATATTAAGGTTAAAAATATGGGAAGAGTTTTAGATAATTTAAGAGAACAAACATATAAGTTCTTATTGGAAAATAGTTTCCACGGACAGGATGTACAACTTCATATTCATCCTCATGATTGTATGCTAATAAATAGGGAATGGTCAAGTGAAATAGCCTCACCAGAACCATTTATACAAAATGAAACTAAAGAAGTTTTTATGGAGGGTTTGAGAATGGAATTGGTAGTAAATTCATTCTGTAGAAGAGATGATCCAGTAATTACTTACCGAGTACAAAAAATGAATGTTCCTCATAAAACAGAACATTATTGGAAAGATGAGACATTTCCTGTTTACGAATTAAGACAAAGTGTGGCAACAATCATAAATTATCATCACGAAATAATTATACCAATAGGAATACCTAATCCATATCAAGCTGCATCTGAAAGACTTTATGCTGACAAAAAATCAGAAATGGAGTCAAATAGATTAGTAGCTAATAGAATTGATCATAAGATTTTAATTACAGAACATAGTGTGATAATAACTATCAATGAAAATGATATGTATAAGTATTATTACATAGATGGAGTTACAAAACAAGCTACTGAAAAATGCTGTAATTTTGCTAAACAAAAACTGTATGAGTCTATTAACAGTAAGGTTAATGAGATAAAAAGAAGATGGAGAATAGAAGATACTGCAAGACATTATTCAGAGACAGGATTTATACCGATAGATGAGACTTCAGAACAAGTAAGAGCAGCAGTAGATTTTGCTTCAGGTTCAGATCATCCTGTTGATGCTATTGTAGGAATAAGAAACAAGATACCTACATTTGCTGTAATTGATGATTTAGAAGATAATCAGAATGATCCAGAGAAAGTAAAAGCGTATCACGATATGATAACAAAACAACTCAAAAAAGACGATTAAAATGGAGATAGCAGCAACATTCATAGGTAAGGACTCATTAGGGTACGAAAATGGTAAACAATACCATCTAATCATTTTAGACGACAAAAGACCGACTATTATGCGAAAGGATAAGACTGGAATATGTCCGTATGAAAGTTTCAAAGCGTTTATGGAGAATTGGACAAACATAACTCATCCAGAGAATTTAAAGCCTATAAAACTAATTCCTACAATGACAGAAGAGCAGCGTAAGGAATTTGTAAAGCATTGGAATGAACATATGAAGACTTCAGGAAACGATTTTCATATAATTCCTGATTGTAAAACTTTATGGCAAGGAATACAGGATTTAAATGAATATAAGATAGATGCTTGTGATGAAGTATTTGTATCTAAAAAAGAAGTAAGAGAACTTTTAGACAATATGTAATGAACAAAAAAGAAGCAATAGAGTCATTAGAACAAGGTAAGGTAATAACTCATACAACTTTTACAGATGAGGAGTATATCTATAAAGATGACGACAAAAAATTAAGAGATGAGAATGGATACATTCTTGACGAAAAATGTTTTTGGGCTGATAGAACAGGAACAATTTGGGATAAGGATTGGAGTGTAAGGAATGATGTAATAGAAAGTGAAGATACTTCTACAGAAAGTTTTAAGCCATATCCTGTTAGATGTATGACTGAAATAACTATCAATCTACAAGGGCAAATTAAAATTAGTCCTAAAAATATAAAACAAACGGATTTAGCTACAAAAGAAATAATTGATCAATTGATAAAAGAATTACAAACAAGAGATCAAGCATTCGTAAGTCAAATTCATTTACCTACTTGGGACAGAGAACAAGTTGAACAAAAACAAAGAATAACAATAGAACTTTAGAAATCATGTTAAATACATTAATTTTTGTAGCATTAGGCTTCATAATATCAGTTCCAGTAACAATCTGGATATTAAGACAAAGAGCAAAAGAAGAGACAACAGGAGTACCTAAGATGGAGAAAATTCCAGAACCACCTGTAAAGAGATACCAAAATACTGTAGAAGACAGGAATGAGTATGTTCAAGAGCAATTAGAGTTAGACATAAGTCCTAAAAGACTTGAAAATATGACCTTTGAAGAACTTAAAAAAGAAGTGCAAGACAAAGGTGAACTAACTACAGTAGTGAGAGTAAGAGCATATAATGCTATGTTAGGACTTATGGCTATAAATGTAAAAGAAGATAAAGCAAAGTGGATAGAACCATTAGAAGAGGGTGAAACAACGATGGAGTTTCATAGAGTATTCTGTCGAAATACAGAAGAGCAAAACAGACAAAGATTTAAACTAATTAACAATTATTGGAAAGTAACTCTTGTTCCAGCAATGAGAGGTGATACTGATATGGGTAGTAGTTTTGGCCCAAATCACGATGGTTTAGGAATAACAAAAATAGAGCAAGTATTTAAAGAATTATTGTAATGGAAAAGAAACAAAAAAGAAAGCTAAAAATAATACTGTTAGCAATTGTAATATTATTGTTACTTGTAAGCTGTGGTGAAGGTCAAATTTTAGGTAATACTGACAAATTAGTCTCTGAGATGACAAAAGAAGAGTTGTTATGGTCAGTATTAGCGATGTCAATAATAGGGAGTGCAATAGGTAGTTAGTTATGAATCAAGCTCAACAAGATTTAGAAACCATAAAGGTATCGCCAATAGAATACAAAGCAGATGAAATTCTAAGATTTACATTAACAATACCTCATATTATAAATCATAGAAATTTCTTGAATGTTAGAAGTCTAATTGAAAGAAAATTTAGACAAGTAATGGATACTTTGCCAGAGAACATAAGACCATATGGAGAAGTAGAACAATTTGAACAAGCGCAATTACAACCTGAAAAGAAAATAGGGTTTGTAGTTAGATACCGAAAACTAACAGAAGATGAATTAGATACAGAACGTATCGAATACTTTGTAAAAAATTTAGAAGAGTTATGATTGCAGTAATAGCTAATACATTCAGAGACTTTCAGAGTCATACTCACGGAGTAAGTACAGGAAGCAGATTTGAGTTTGTTTACATCGACAGACCTGAAAGAGTAAGAGGACTTCATTTAACAGCAGTTCTGGATATATCCTATGGAGACGACAGAAGACTACAAGAAATCAAAAGAGAAACGTATTACAGATTAGATACGTGCATCGCCAGAACAAAACAAAAAGAAATAAGATTAGAAAAACAAAATAAAGAGATGTTTAAGGAACTAAGCAGCATCAGAAAACATTGGTTGTATAAGTTAGGTAAATTCTTGAAGATATTTTAATATGAGAAAATTAAATGTAAACGTAGAATTAGCATTCGATTATAAGTATTGGACAACAGGTTGTATAAACTTAAATTTTCATACAAAAACATTTGAAATAGAGTTCTTATGTTTTGCTTGTTATGTAGATTTAAAAACTAAATTAAAAACGAATAGAAATGGAAGTAGATTTTAGTCAGGTAATTAGACAGTGGAGTGAATTGTTAAATGAACAAAAATTAGAGTTAGAGCAAGACTTACAACAAATGTATGAAGAGATGGAAAAGAATAATCTGCCTATTTCTGAATTAGAAAGCTATCATAGATTAGGTTATGATGAAGATAAGGACTTAGCACAGAACTATTTGTATGTAAAATCTGAACAAAAAGATGGAGTAATAGAAGTTAATCAGATATTCTTTCATTCAAAGAAGTCGTATAATGAGATTAACGAGTTGTGATTAAATAAACATACAAAACCATAAAGAATTTTACATACATCCTATGAGTTTTAATTCAAATAAAACAACTATTAAGAAAACATAGGTTAAAAAATTGTAAAATTTCAAACAAAGGAAAATGGCGAAATTACCAGAGGGTGTAGTAGATAAGAAGGCATACGCTAAGATGATAAAGCTACAAAAACATCCAATATTTAACAAAGGACTACCATATGTATGTAGCGATGGAACAGAGATAAACATCGGTTGGTTTCCAGGCATGATAAAGAAAAAGATGTCTCATCTACCTGCAGCAGAGATACAAGAGATGTTAGACAAGAAGTCCGAGTACTACCAGATAAATAATCAGTTAACAGTATACAAAAGAAACGCATACGGACTTGTACAAGGCAGACCACTAAAGGGTGAGAACAGGACAAGTATGATTGAGCGACGCAAAGAAGAGTTAATAGACCTCTTTGGCCGCATGTTTACTGTAGATGAAGTTTACAAGATTGTACAAAAGGATTGGGGAATGCCTTTAGGTAAACGTCAGGTAATGGACTTCAGAACAAACCACGCTACAGAGATTGAGAAGAGAATAGAACGTCATCAGGCTACATATTCAGACATACGATTAGGAGTGAAAAGAAGTCGTATGGAAGAGTTATCTCACTTGTACAATAAACAAAAGGACAAGCATGAAGAGACCAACGCCAGAGACGATTTAAAGATACTTTTGTCGATATTAGAACAGGTACGTAAAGAGGCAGAAGGCAATCGACTAACCATAGATGGAAAGGTTGATATAAATTATGAAGCTAATATACACGTACATCTTCAACAAGAAGTTTTTAAGACCTTTAATCTGAAAGAGATAATTTTAGGTAGAGTAGCAGCGAAAATGGGAATTAACCCAGTTAAACTCATTTACAGCTTACAAAATAGCTACTATAAAAGGTTCAGTAACGTATTAGGTGATTATGATCCAGATGCAGATGGAGAAATGATATACCCATCACAAATGAATTACGACTTTGAAAGGATTGGACGTATGCATCAACAACATGATCAAGATGTAGAAGATGCTATTATTCTTGAAGAAGAGAATAATGATAAAGACGCTGAGAAAGCAGAGTTATTAAAGGCGAAACTGCTTGAAAAATTGAAGCGTAAGAAAGCTACTGTTAAAGATGCAGAAAGTGGAATTAAGGCTCAAGAGGCAGTTAAGAAATCCAAGACTAAAAAGAAACGTAAAAAGACAAAGTGATGTACAAAATTGCTGAATTAAAAAATGAGAATAAAACTACATCTACATATCTCGATCCAGTAGTTGGAGAAACAGAACAATCAGTATCTGTTATGAGTCTAAAATTTCCATTTAAGAAACAATATAAAACTTACTTAGAAGCAATATCTGGATTAGATGGAATAAAAAGACAAGGTAGATATGTAATTGTAAAATTAAACTAATGGAAAATTTATTTGACAATTTAAGTGAAGAGAATAAAGACATCTTGAGACAAAGATGGTCAAATTTAGATGTTGGAGATACTTCTACAGATGATGATTTAAGAGAATTAAATACAGAACAAATATCAGGCTGTATAATTGGATGGACTTTAGGTAGTGATGAATGGTTAGATTTTGTTTTAGAAACTATTGCGGAAGTTAAGGAATTTGATCCAAAAGATTTTAAAGAAGCAGTTTACAATATAGAGTTATAAAGCTACAAGACTATACAGAAGAGGATATACCATATCATGATGATTACGATAATGATGTAGATGACGATTTTTTATTATGATAACTGACGAACAAATAGAAGAGATAAAAGAATACCTACAAGGCTCATGTAATACCTTAGATGACGCTGTACAAACTATTTGTGGAGATAGTTATTCTGAAGACGATTTATCTATTGAACAAATAGAAGACATCGAAAATTGGACAAGAGAATGTGAACAATGTAATTGGTGGTGTGAGACAAGCGAGTTCTCAGAGGGTGATGGGACTATATGTGATGATTGTTATGAAGAAGAGTAGATGGTATTATTATTGGCATCCTGAAAGCGATGCTGTATGGCGAACTAAAGAGCAATGCTCTGGACCAGTTTTGATATGGGTGTTCAAGAAATAGAGCCTAAGCAATTTTTAAGGCTGATTAAAGAATTAGACATGACTATAAAAGAAGCAACGAATGAGTAAATACAAAATAATTGACAATTTTCTAATAGAGCCTTATTTTCAAAGCATAAAGGACTATTTTGAACATCATAACATGCCTTGGTATTACAGTGACAGTGTAGTATATGGAGACAAAGCTGAAAAAGAAGATAAGAACGCTTATCAGTTTACAAATACACTTTACAATTACGACTTTCCATCTCAAGCTGGTTTAGATATGTTAGAGCCACTTTTAAATGAATTAAAGATATTTAGCCTAATCAGAATTAAAGTCAATTTTAACCCAGTCAGACAAAAGCCTTATGAGTCTGCTTATCATTACGATAATGCTGACTTCAGTGGAAACGATTTACCATATACAGTAGGTATCTTCAATTTAACTACAAACAATGGGTACACTGAATTAAAAATAGGTAAGGAAACAATTAAAATACCGAGTGTAGAAAACACGATGATATTATTAGCTGGAGACGTTCTGCATAGAGGTGTCTCATCTACAGACTATAAAAGAATGCTAATAAACATGAACTTCATTAACAAAGACACAAAACTTCTATATGGCCATAGTTAAGAATAAAGAGCAACGGAACTGTTTTGCAGCATGTCCTCAATCTGTAATAAATTTAGGTCGTTGTGTGTGTAATAATGAATTTATGTATGCTAAAGAAACCAGTAAAAAATCCGAGAAAACCAACGGACTCAAGAAAACCTTATGAACCGAGACACTACAAGAATAAGTTAATTAGCTTAGAACGTAGATTGATTTACAAAGCCTTAGTCAAGACTAAAGGTAATATGGCTGAAGCTCATAGAATTAACTGTCCTGTAAATGAAAATAATCCTGTACCACGTTATTCGTACAATGCATATCTAAGTGCTTGTCATAGACATGGTTTTAAAAGTAAGGATTTTAAACAAGAGATATTATGTCAAGAAATGAAACTAAATGCTGTTACAATTGTAAGCACTTCTATGGAGAAAGTGGAGGAACAGTAAGTCAACCATATCCAGAATTAGTTTGTACAAAAGGTCATTGGGATGGAGTAGAAGATACTGATACCTTGTTCAAAGTTATAGAATGTAAGGATTTTAATAATAAACAAAAGCACTCTGGAAAACAGATGACGTAAAGACCGTGTATATTGGATTTAAAATCCTTGAAACAGGTGTAGGTAATCCTACTAACAACAGACGTTGTAAGTCAAAGATAACAGATGAGTGCTTTTAAAATAACAAAATTATGAGAACAAAAGAAGAGAAAGACCAAATGGTTGAAGCTATTAAAAGACAAAAAGCTGATCTACCAGAATTTAGTATGTTTGGAGATGCTAATTGGGAACAAGCAGATGCTCAGATTAGAGTTATACAAGAAGATTTGAATGAAGATGAAATAAGAGATGAGTGGGATGATACAGAAGATGATGAAGATGATAATGGAGTAGTATCAGCTGCCTTAGATGCTGAAAGCTGGATGTTAGGTGATATGGATTCAGAAGATTTAATTGATTCAGAATACTTATCTTAACAAAGTTATTATGTATGTAAAACTCAAAGATATGAAAGCTACTTGTCACTACTGTAATGTAGAATGTGCTAATTTATGTACTGGTGAAGAAAGCGTAAACTGTCAGAACTTGCAAGAGGGTTAGACAGGTATAATAAAATTGATTCATAATTTAGTTTTAAGAATTAATGATTAAGTTGGTTAGTAAGGAGTGGCTCAGACAAAGTTTGGGTCACTTTTTTTACAAAAAGTTTTGTTAATACAAAAATATAATCGAACTTAGCGTCATAATTAAAAATCGGAAAGTTATGTTTTTAGAAAATCATGAAATAGACGAGTTAGTACGAATGGCTGACGCTGACGGAATTTACGCTATGTTAGAAGATAATGGAGACATCGATGGAATGGCTTACATTGAAGATAAATACTTTAACAAAGATAGTAAAAAAGAAGAGCCTAAAAAAGTTGAGAATGCTCACTTTAATGTAATGGGATATACAAAAGACTTCTATGTAGACAAGAAGTTTATGGGTAGTCTTAGATTAGATGAACCTGACCGTGAGGTATTCGGTTATCATGGTAGAAGACAGGAAACTCTTGACCAGGATTTAACCTTAAAAAAGGGTAAGAGAATGAAAAAGGGAACAATAGTAATAACAGAACTTCAAATGATTTGCGGTCGTCAAAAGTAATATATGGAATATTTATCGACAGATACAGACTTCAGATTAGCATGCGCAGATGCTGAGTATAAGATTATGGAACAGAACTTAGGAACAGGAGTATTCCTGAATACAGAACAAAAGCGTAGAATATTCCTACGTGAGTTACAAGACAAAGGATTTAAGATAACTAAAATAAAAGACAAATGAAAAATATAGCTACTGACTCAGACTTCTATTCAGCATGTACTGAAGCTGAAATAAAGAACAGGAAGCAAAATCCATTACATACGATGTCTCTAAATACGATAGGTAAAAGACAAGTACTGATTGAAGAATTAGCTAAAGAGGGTTTTTATATTGTAAAAGTAGATGAGAAATTTAAAGAAGAGATTTTACAAGCTGTCAAGTCTGGTCAAGGAACAGACTGGGGATTTAATGGGGAAGATGAATTTCAATATGATACCTTTGATCCAGAATGGGCCACTGATTGGGTTATATCTAAAATAACAGGAATTATTCCAGAAATGGAAGATTAAAGTGGAATGAAATTATAATTTATTACAAACAATCAAACCCAAGAGCCGTATTAACCATACGGCTTTATTTATTGAGACAAAGTTAGACAATACACCTGCCTGGTATAAGCCTGAACAGACAAAAATAAATTGAAAAAAGTTTACAAAATATTTTGTAGATACAAAACAATTTACGAATTTAGCCTCAGAATTAAAAAACAAAGTATAACCACTTAATATTTTAACAATGGAAAATTTAACTTTAAAACAGGCAAGTAATTATGAATTAACTCCAGAGGGTACTGTAATCAACAAGAAGACAGGAAAGCTGATGACGGAAACAAATGGAACAGTAACACTATCTGTAGGTGGTAAGCGTAAAAGATTTAAAGTAGCTGAGTTAATCGATACAAATCAGCCTAAAAAGAAAGCTAAGAAAACAACTCATAAGAGTAAATACAAAGGCTTTAAAATAGAGAATACTGGTAATTCAGATGGGTATGTAGTAACTACTGAAGATGAGAAATTCTTTGAAACTAAGGTTGAGAAGACAGTAGGATATAGACACTGTGGTAATTTTACAAAGCTATCTTCTGCTAAAAAGAAAATAGATGAACTTGTAGAACAAGCTGAAAAGCCTACAAAAGTAAATGGTAAGATAGTTCGTAAGGTAGGTGATGAAAGAACACGTAAGGATGGTAGAGTAATGGTATGGAGTAAGACACCTACAGGATTTGACTGGAGACGTAAGGTTGATCATAGACGTAAAGAGAACAAATAATATGAACACTTTACCATACAAAAGAAGACCTTGTAAAAACTGCCCTTTCAAAAAAGATACGATGAAAGGGTGGTTAGGCAAGGACAGGATGACTGAAATTTTACAAGCTGATACATTCGTATGTCACAAAACAGTAGATTATGAAAAGACTGATGATGATGGAAGAGATTTACCTGACCCTAATAGACTTCAATGTGCTGGACATATGCTAATTAAAGGTTCAGAGAATGAGTTTGTACGTACAGCTAATAATTTAGGTATTGAATTAGATTTAAATGGTAAGGATGAGGTGTTTTCATCTAAAGCAGATTGCATCAATCATCATAGTTAAGAATTAAAACCGATTAAGAAATGACATCAAAAACAAATAGTCAAGAAGTTAAGATATTCTCAGATGAAGAGACTACAGGAAAACAAGAAGTTCACTATACAAAAGAAGATGACTGGTTAGTAGTAAACCACGATGGATATGAAATGAGTCTAAGACTTGAGAACTTTAGAAAATTAAACAAATTAGTAGAAGATACTGTAAAAGAATAGTTATGGCCAAATTAATGAAAGTAATATCCGAGCCGAGTGCTAACAAACATTTACCAGAACCATTTGAGATAGGTGAAAAGGTAATATATTTGGGTGAAGTAGAACGTACTGACCCTAACACTCCAGAAACATTCTACAAACAATTCATAAAAGTTAAACGACTAAAAACGAAGTCTATAATGACAGAAAGTCGTAAACATTTTGAAGAAATAGGTAAGAAAAATGAAGGGAAACAAAAGTAAGTTTATACGCCAAGTCGCAAAATCCGTTGTTGAAAGTGAGAATGTAGATAAGCTAATTGAAGAGATGGCAGAATTAACATTCTCACTTCTTAAATTACGCTCCAACCCAGAAAGTGAGAAGTGGTTAAAAGAAGTTCAAGGTGAGCTGTCAGATGTAAAAGCGAGTTTAGATATAAACATAAATATATTCGGCAGAAAGCAAATTGCTAAACTCCATAGAACAAAGTTATCTAAAATAAAGAAGAGATTATGATACGTAAATTTTTCAGATGGATATTCAGAAATGAGTTAGAAAGTCTTGAACAACAAATTGAAGATAATGCTTGTATAGGAGATAAATTGCAGCAACAATATGAGCGAATGAATAATATATTCGATAATTTAGATGTATCTGTAGATTTACATCATCATGCTCCAAGCTGGGCAGTAATATCGATACAAGGTGAAAGAACAGACTACATAAAATTTGTAGATTTGGGTAATAGAGATATACGAGAAATTGGAAGATTTTTAAGTATGTTCGATAGACAAAAAGTAGATGCTAATCCCAGAGACAGAGATTTGTTAGGGATAAAAAGACAACCAAAAAGAAGATTTTAATTATGAGATTATATAAGGTCATAAATAGTGAGAAATTCAAAGATGCTAAAGAGTTTCTTGAGTTAATATACAAACAGAAAAAAGAAAACTTAGATTTTATTCGAGAAAATATAACACCTTTTGATTGGCAAATGTATAGTGGATGGAGTGGAGGTTTTTACATGTTAGAAACCTTTAATGGATTCATTCCTAAACCTAAATTAGACAAAATTCCATCAGGTTGGAAATTTGATAAGGATAATGAAGAATTGTTAGTACCTAACAAAAGAACTAAATTAGGTAAGAAGATTTATGAAGATTTAAACAATTTACAGAATTGGAGTTTTCATAAAATTTTTGATGTTCTAAATATACATGTAGAAACTATTGGTAGATTCACAATTCCAGGATTATATTTATCAAAAGATGAAAAAGAAGTTTATCTCAAAGTTGATTTTAAAGTAGAACTTGATGAAAAAGATTTTGAAGAAGTTACAGTAACATATGTAAATAAAATGTTAGGTATAAAATGATCAAGGATAGAACATTTATGGATATAGCGAGGTTAATCGCAAATGAAAGTAAAGCTAAGAAACGTAAAGTTGGAGCTATCATAGTCAAAGACAATAACATCTTAGCAGTAGGCTACAATGGAACTCCATCAGGACATGATAATACGTGTGAAGATGAAGAAGAGTATATGGGGAGAGATTACAAAGCTCATACAAGATTAGTAACCAGACCAGAAGTCCTACATGCTGAAAGTAACGCTATATCTAAATGTGCAAGATCAGTTAATAGTAGCGAGAGTGCAACGATTTACACGACTACTGCACCATGTTTAGAGTGTGCTAAGCTCATTATCCAGTCAGGTATAGTAGAAGTTGTATATGAAGATGAATACGGCAAACCTGATGGTGTTAATTTACTATTAAAAAATCATACAAAAGTTAGAAAATTAAAAAGTAATGAAGATATATTGATTAATGATTACTTCATTTACAATAAAAGTCATAATTCAAGAAATCCTGAATGGGAATTACATAGATGTGAACAAATAGATGTAATACAAGGAGTTGGAAAATTCATAAATGGTAAATATCATCATATTTGGTGTTTTAAAATTAAAAGATAATGAAAAAATTACATAAAGACTTAAAAGAAGTCATAGACAATAATTACTTTGATCTAATTGTAAAGATTGAAAGTATAGATAGAGGTGGTATCCTTAATTATGTAAAGGATGGATCAATGTTAATATGTACGATTGATCATGACACTTCAGAGGGTATTGTAGAATTAGATTTGTTTAAAGAACAGATTAACCTACTTATCAAAAATCTGGAAGACCTTACAAACGCTTCAGTAGGCTTTATAATTCCAGATGAACAATTACGCATATTCGAGTCAGATGAATTTGTTATAGACTACTTAGACCGTAGAATGAAGACATTTGATTTAACATTAATCCAAGAAACTGAATAATCAAATATTATAATGGCAAAGAAAGTAAGATACAGATTTAATACGTCATACAATTTAAAGAGAACTCATGCACATATGTTAAAGAATTTTGACGTAAGTCAAGTGAGTTCAAATAATACAAAACACGATGGTTACCACATGTTCTTTACAGTAAGAGATGAAGTGGAAGAGGCAAGAATAAAATCTCATTTTAAGAAAATAGGAATAGAATTAACAAAAATATCATGACACGTTACGCAAGAGTATCAAAAACTTATGGAGTGCCACCTAATCAAAAATTTAAAGAGCCTAATAAAAGTAAAATGGTTAAAGAGATGAAAATGGAAAAATCTAAAGAAGACATCAACAAGACTAAAAAAGAAGAGTTCAACAAAAACAAACAAGATGAGTTGAATAAGTCTTCAAGAGATAGTATCAAACCTCAAACCTTAGAAGATGGCAAAAATACTGATAGACTTTCAAAGTAAGCTAATAGACCTCTATTTGCTTAAAACTGTTGAAAAGGGTGAGGAATGGGATGAAAAAGAACAAGAGATGAAGTGGACAATACTCATCAATAATTCTGTTCCTGAGTCTATGGTATCGACAAAATTTCGTTTTAGATTCAATACAGAAGAGCACCGAGACAGAGAATGGAAAGTATTGAGAGGTAAATTAGAGGGCGTAGAGTTCTTAGAAATTCTTTAACAAAGTTAATGTAAATGAATAAGCCTGATGGATCGACAGGTATAATAATTTCGATTAAGTGTAATTTTAAATTTTTAATTATGAAAAACCTTTTAACAATTGTGTGCTTTATCTTCTGTGTAGGATTTGCCACGACAAGCTGGGGGATGATCCCAGAAATGGAAGACAATCCGATTGAGATTGTAGATTTAGTTGATTATGACGTAACTATTAGTGTAGCTGAGTTTACACCTGTAGATTTGCAGATTAACGATATAAATTATAATTCCTTTGTAAAGCAAGAAAATGCTGAAACTATCTTTGTAGTAACCTCTGAAAAATTTATCGATGTAGCTGTGCCTGATATTCCTATTATGGTTATGCGATATAATGATACTTATAAGAATTTACAAGAAGATACCATACCAGATAATTACAATAAACTAAGTGCCTTTAAATACTTGAAGCGACAACATAGTGAAGTCAGTTATGATAATCCGTATATTGAAACAAAACGATTGTCCAGCTGGCGAGTGTAACAAGCAATACTATATATATTAAGAAAGTCCTGTCTAATTGATAGGACTTTTTTTATGTTCATAGTTAAGTAATTAAAACCGATAAATATGGACGGAATAACTAAAGAAACTAAACAAGATTGGAAACGTATTCGTAAAACAAATGCGTACCGATTTATGAGTAAGTATGAAGACCATGTAATTCATATAATTAAGGCTGGTCATAAGAACGCTTATAATCCAGATGAAAATATGTATTTTGTAGTACATGAAGATGCTCATATGATGAGAAATGGTGAGTGTAACTTTTTGACTAAACAAGAGATTAAGGACACATTCGATATAGACGTGGATTTTTAGATTTTTCACCTATAATATCTATACCTCAGCGTAGTTCGTTGGGGTTTATTTTTCATTCAAATTTTTCTAAATAATTTATGAGTAACGTACAAATGCAAGACTTCAATTTCATCAGTAAGTACTCCCACTACTTGCCAGAGGTCGACAAAAAAGAAACATGGGAACAGAGCATCGATAGGATTTACAATATGCATATGATAAAATATGCTGACGAGATGACTCCAGAATTAGAAAGTCTAATTGAAAAAGCAAAACAAGCTGAAAAAGAACGTAAGGTGTTATCAGCTCAAAGAGTTAGGCAGTTTGCTGGAGTAGGTATTCTAAGGAATAATTGTAAATTATATAATTGTGCATCATCCTATGTAGATAGAGTGCAATTCTTTCCAGAAATAATGTGGGTTCTGCTTTGCGGTGCAGGTGCAGGATTTAGTATTCAAAACAAACATATAAGTCAATTGCCTGAAGCTCATGATGTAGGTAATGATAAATTCTATTATACAATAGAAGATAGCATTGAAGGGTGGGCACATGCAATAGGTTATCTGGTAAACTCTTATATGAAAGATGAAAACTCAGAGTACCACGCTGCATATGGTAAAACAGTAGTGTTTGATTATAGTCTAATTAGACCTGCTGGAGCATTAATTGCAGGACAATTCAAAGCACCTGGACCAGATGGACTTAGAAATTCTATTGAAAAGATAAGAAGTATATTTGAAAAGGCAGTAGGTGGAAATAAGAAGTCGAGACAGTTATTCAGTATCGAAATTTATGATATTACGATGTGGATAGCTGATGCTGTTTTAAGTGGTGGCGTAAGACGTAGTGCAACCATATGTATATTCTCAATCGATGATGAGGATATGATGAAAGCTAAGACAGGGAATTGGTTTAATGAAAATCCTCAAAGACGTTTGTCTAACAATTCAGCTGCTCTGATAAGAGGCAAGGCTACTAAGGAACAATTTTTAGACATATTTAATTCTATTAAGGAATTTGGCGAGCCAGGATTTGTATTTACACCAAATGAAGATATTACATATAATCCTTGTGTAGAGATAGGTAAAAGACCTCAAACAGAAGATGGGCGATCAGGATGGCAATTCTGTAATTTAACTGAAGGTAATGGACGTTATTGTGATACTCCAGAGAAATTCTATGAAGTATGTGAAGCATCTGCGATTATAGGAACTTTACAAGCTGGATATGATAAATTTTCATTCCTTGGAGAAATAACAGAAGAGATAGTTGCACGTGAAGCCTTACTTGGAGTGTCTATTACAGGATGGATGATGAATCCAGATGTATTATTTGATAAAGAAGTGTTGAAAAAAGGTGCTAATATAGTTAAGGAAACAAACGCAAGAGTTGCTGATATAATAGGTATTAGACATGCTGCAAGAACTACTTGTACAAAGCCTGCAGGCAACAGTTCAATTCTATTAGCTACATCTTCAGGAATACATGGAGACCATTCACCGAGATATATCAGACGTATTCAAGTTAATAAAGACGAAACAGCTGGACAAGTTTATGCTGAAACTAATCCTTTCGCAGTAGAGCAGTCTGTATGGAAACACACTGATAATATCGTATCTTTTGCAATAAAATCTACAGGTGGAGCTAAATTTAAAAAAGAACTTGTAGGAATAGAACAATTAGAATATGTTAAGCATGCACAAAAGTACTGGGTTGAAGAGGGTACTCGACAAGAATTATGTGTTGATCCAGAGACCAGACATAATATATCTAATACAATACAAGTAGCTCATGACGGATGGGATAAGGTAGCAGATTATGTTTGGGAAAACAAAGATTATTTCGCTGGTATTAGTTTCTTGGCAGCTTCAGGTGACTTAGATTATCCTCAAGCTCCATTTAGTCAAGTGCTAACTCCAGAAGAGATGGTGAAAGAGTATGGGTCAGGTGTAGTCCTTGCTTCAGGTTTAATCGTAGATGGTTTAAAAGCCTTTGAAAATAATCTTTGGACTGCTTGCGACTATGGATTAGGTCGTATGAAGTTAGAATTCAACAAAGAGAAAGCAATAGAACTTATTTCAAATAATACAAGAGACAATGACAATGGAGATATTTTCTTCAGCTACATGATAGAGGGTGTTATGGTTACTGATATAAATGCTGTTATTGGTCATGTAAAGAATAAGTATGATGAAAAGATAGATTGGGTAAGACGTTTCCAGAAATTCGCTAAGTCTTATTTAGATGGAGATTTACAAAGAACTGCATATTGTTTAAAACATGTATCATTATGGCATTCTTGGTGTAAGCTAAGAAATGAGATGAAAGAAGTGGATTGGAACAGCGTTAGTTTTAAAGATGACTACATCGCATCTGCTGCAGATAATGTAGCTACAGCTTGTGCAGGTGGAGCTTGTGAAATTTAACAAACAATTAAAACAATAATTTATGTCACAAAAAGTAAGAGTAGTAGCTGAGAATGGAGTTCAGTTACCTAAGTATGAAACAGAAGCATCTGCTGGTATGGATGTGAGAGCAAATATCACCGAGCCAGTAGTATTAGAGTCGATGGAAAGAGCACTCATTAAAACTGGTTTGTCTATTGAATTACCAGTAGGTATGGAGTGTCAAGTAAGACCAAGAAGTGGTTTAGCCTATAAGCAAGGAATTACTGTATTAAATGCTCCAGGCACTATTGATGCAGATTATAGAGGTGAAATTGGTGTAATTCTTGTTAACCTATCTAATGAGAATGTAACTATACACCCTAATGACAGAATAGCTCAATTAGTATTCGCTAAGCATGAAAGAATACATTGGATATCAGCTACAGAGTTATCTGAAACAGAACGTGGCTCTGGTGGTTTTGGTTCTACTGGTAAGTCATAATTTGTATTTTACTTCCATCCCTGAAAGGACATTCTGTAATGGAGTGTCCTTTTGTTTTTACAAAGTTTTCTTATACAAAACAAACAAAAATGAAAGCAAAAGTGATTTTAGCAATAGTATTATTTGTGTTAAATACTATATTATGCTTAGGGCAAAGTGGGATAGCTATAAAGGGTGATGATACTTTTACAGAAGAGGACAAAAGGATAGGTAAGGAAATCATAATTCTGAGAAATATACGTCAGGCTATGCAAAATTCTTGTGATTCAATACAATTTTATTCAGTTCAATATTACAATGTTCCACAAGATGAATGGAATAGTATAGATAAAAAGATACTGTTTTTTCAAAAAGAGTTGAAGGAACGCATAAATACATATAATCTTCAGTCCAGAATATTCTTTATACCTTATAAAAGATTACAGGTTGTTGGATTAAAACAAGAATACAGCTATGAAAATTTCACTTGTATATCCGAATAGAGCATTTACAAGGTTATTAGTAGTGTATAATATAAATTTTAAATACAAATCATTATGGCAAAAGATGCAATTATGGCGTATAACGTCAAGAAAAAAGAAAAAGAAGAGATGCAAGATGCAGTCATCGACAGAAATGGTAAGCGTTGTTTCGCTAAAGGAGTTTCTGCAGATGGAGACAAATTGTGTGTTGCAATCGGACTTGATAATGCTAAGAAAGCTATCAAGAATGGCGTAGCCACAAAAGGTGAAGGCTGGTAGTCTAACTTTAGATTGATTAATAGCTCAATCGTTTCTACATTAGCTCAGTAGGTAGAGCAACAGAGACTAATCTGTAGGTCACTGGTTCGAGTCCAGTATGTAGATCAAATTTATGTTCTTTTACATTTGGGGGTGCTTGGTTTTGACAGGTACGAAATTTAAAACAATTAGTCAAGGTATATGGTTGTGAATACCTTTAAAATTCCATCTAAATTTTAAATGGCAAAGTTTTAACAATGCCTTCTATGAATGCTCCGATGAGAGCAGCTGCCTAATAGGTTCATAGACGAGTGACGACTACTTTGGAACAGAAAGTCGTAAGTTGTGCAGTTTGTCTATTCTGCCTATAAAGATAGTCTGGTGGAGTCATTCAGTTGACCTTATCTTGGACAGATGTAAAATGTATCCTATGACTATGAATAAATTGTTTTGAGTGGACTATTTTGGACGGCAGTTCGACTCTGCCCACCTCCACGAAAATCCAACCGATAGGTAAGGTATTACTCAATACCGAACTGACTGCGGATAGGGTCAATAGGAGTTGCTTTTGGGTGAAGTGACACGGAGTTTGTTAGACTTATATAACATGATGCATCGCTGCGCACCGTATTTGACGCTGCCAAAAAATCATGGGAGATTAATGGCTTGTCTTTCAAACTCCAACCCACCTATTGTTAACACCCAAAATTCATATTATGTTAACAGAAACAGAACTTCAAGCGACTTTAGAAAAACAATCTAATGATGAATTAGACCTTTATCAGAGAATGATGGAGATAATAAAAAGTTGTGTAGTACAAGAACACTGTGATACTGCAAAGAAAATGTTAGACCAAATTTCTAACACTAATGAGAATTTAGCAGCAGCGTTAATGTATCCATTAAGGCTTAAAAGAAGAGCCATAAGAAATATGAATCCAGAAATAAAGTATGAAGAAAGCTAAATACATTATCTTAGATTGCGAGACAGGTGGTTTAAGTCCTCAAGAAAATCCAATAACACAAATAGCGTTACTAACTATTGATAATACCTTAAAAGAAGTAGAACGCTTTGAAACTTTCATAAAGCCTTATGATGATTTGAAAATAACCAAAGGTGCTTTAGATGCAACAGGGTTGTCCATGGCTGATATAAATTCAGGAATATCGAATAAACAAGCTGTAAAAGTTTTAATAGATTATTTCAAAAAAGCTAAGGGTGGAAGTCATGCTTCATTAAAACCTGTAGTTGTAGGTCATAATGTACAATTTGATACTGGATTTTTAGAATACTTATTCCAGTCAGCTAATGATGATTTTTGGAAATATGTTAATCCTACTACTGTAGATACTATGGTACTCACTAAGATGTTTAATCCTACTATATCAAGCCTAAAATTAGGTATATGTTGTGAAGAAGTAGGTATTGATCTTCCAGATGCACATAAAGCTATGAATGATGTTATAGCAACTACAGATTTATTCAGAGTATATATAAACAAATTAAGAGATGCTGGAGATGTGACAGTATCTAATTCTAACAATGATAAACCTAAATCAAGGGTAAAATTCCAATTTTAATTATGTCTAAAAAAGAAAATGATAAGGTAACCAAAGACGTACCACAAACGTCAACGAGCAACCAGAAAAATGACCAACCTACTGATAAAGAGGTTCAAGAGAAAGTAATGAAGCGTGTGGATGAGATAGTCCAAGAGAAACAAGAAGAGGCAGATGCTAATTTTAAGTTTCTAATGATAGGTGGAAATGTACCTGAACTATCAGAATCAATTTTAGCCTTAGCAGAAGCATCAGATCATCAAATTTCTGTATTTGAATTAGATAATAGTGAAATGTCTTTTATAACTAAGAGCCGAAGTGAAAAAAGAGCAGAAGAGTCAGCTGTAGATTTTCTGAAAGATGAAAAGAATATACAACATGCTAAACAGCAGTGTATAGAAATTAAGAAGATATACTATGGTGATAAGGTTGAAAATCCTGAAGAGATTGAAGGCTGGATGGACAAAAGACGTTTAAAAAAGAAAGTTAATGCGAGTTGGAAACAATTAGATAGCTTATTACAACATTTAGACTTATTTGGTATGGTTAAATGGGATACTGATAATCGACATAGATTTGATGTTACAATTGATCCAAATTTAATCATTAATAATAAAGTAAATGAGCTTGAACAACTATTAAATTTAGCGAAAGGTAAAATACTTGCTTTGTATGATGACAGAAGTCAAATGTCAGATGAGTCAAAGAAAGTATTAACGAGCCTTAAACGCAAATTTAATACGGACAGAGAATGGAACTTGAAACATTAGATTATAGGGTACTCGACAAATTTGATAATGCCTTTTCAGTTGAAAAACTTGGAGAGGCATTTCGTATTTTAGATGAGATTATCGATGGATTAGATGAATATGGAATGCGTGAGCTTTTAGGTGGTAGAACTGCCGATATTGATAAAGTTTATGCAGTTCTATTAGAAGAGATACTAAAGGTACTTTACGGACAAGAAAATCAGATAGATGAAAAATTAGGCTATTTCGACCATCTTACAGACAACATAGAGAATGTATTATGTACAGAAAATCTTACATATTTTATCATTTCTAAGATACCAGAATTTGAACTAAACTGGCATCACTTAGAATGGGGAGACATAGCTCAAAGATACGATAAATTTAACATAATTGCAGCACGTGACCATGGTAAGAGTTTCTACTGGAGTAATGCTTATCCAATATGGAAGATGTGGAGATATCAGTCAGCAAACAATGCACGTAAAGACTTAAAATTATGTAAAAAAGGATTTATGTTTTCATTTTCTCAAGAACAGGCAATAGACCTCTTAGAGATTATGAAAAATACAATAGAAGATAATGATAGTTTACGTGAAAGGCTATTTCCAGGCAAAGGTGATGGTTGGGCAAAAACAGAGATAGTTTGTAAGAATGGAGCCAGAATGAAAACAAAAGGTTTTGGATCATCTGTACGTGGAGCTCACCCTGGATATATAATAGTAGATGATGGTTTAAAAGATAATGTAATTTACAGTTCAGTACAACGTAAGAAGTCTATAGATTATTTTCATGCGGTGATTATGAATATGATTGTTCCTAAAGGACAAGTTGCTGTTGTAGGTACTCCATTTCACTCTAATGATTTATATGGAGATTTGAAGAGTAAAACAGGTTGGCATGTTCGTGAATATCCAGCTATATTTCCAGATGGTAAAATACTATGGCGTGAGCGTTGGGGTTTTAAGGAACTTTTAGACAAACGTGAAACGCAAGGTAATTTAATATTCTCAAGAGAAAATCTTGTAAAACCTGTAACAAATGAAAGTACGATATTTCCAGATGAGGTTATCAGAAGAGCCTATGTTGGAATGCAAGATTATACATTTAGTCATAGTAGAGATGGGTTTAAGATGAAATTCGATAGAGTTGTAACAGCTGTCGATTTTAGTATATCATCTTCAGTTGGAGCCGATTATACTGTAATCATGACTGCTGGAGTAGATGATAAAGATAACATTTGGCTGATGAACATTACCAGATTTAAAGGTAAGAAGTTTGCTGAGCAAATGGCTGTAATGAAACAGATAAATACAGCTTTTAAGCCTGATGTAATGATGATGGAAGATAACGTATTCCAACAGATATTTGTTCAAGAAAGTGATCGAGCAGGACTACCAGTTCAAGGTCATACGACTGGTAAGAATAAATACGACTTAAAAGCTGGTTTGCCAGGATTAGCAATACTTTTTGAACGTGGTAAGATTAGAATACCAAGAGGTGATCAAAACTCAATAGATATGAGTGATTTATTAGCTTCAGAGTTATCGAGTGTAACTTGGACTGAAAAAGGATTAGAGGGTGTTGGGGAACACGATGATATGGCGATGTGTATGTGGATACTATCTTTAGCTGCCAAGAAACTAACTACTGGATTCAGTTTTAAATTCTTATAAAATGAAAGTATATAATTTTCCATCTAAATTTCTATTTCAAACAAAAGTAGAAAATCATAAGGAACTTAAAAATCAACTTTTTGATAAGATAATAGATTTATCAAAAAAGAATGAAAAAGAATATAAACAAAATCATGATACTTGGGATTGTAAAGTATTAACAAGTTTCTTTGATCCAGACTCAGCTGTTATATTTAATGAAAATCCTGATTTGTATGATGCTATTTGGAAAGCGTTTGATGAAATGTTAGGTAATGTAATTTTAAATTCTAAAGTGCCAAAAAGTAAGCTAAATAGAATATGGTTTAATCTTTACAAAAAAGGATATAACCAAGAGGTACACCAGCATTGTGGTAGTGATTTTTCAGGAGTTTATATATTACATTGCACAGAGCCTAACAAGACAGTATTCTATTCAAATGAAAATCATAGATTGCTAAATAAGACATTAAAAACAGAAGATGTAGAAGAGGGTACTATATTATTATTTCCATCTCATCTATCTCATTATGTAAATGAAATACAAGATGAATTAAGAGTTACAGTAGCTTTTAATATCACTTGCGAAGTTTAATTTAAAAAATATATATTATGAGTAAAAAGACAGTTTTAGTATTAAATGGAATTTCATATGTGTTGATGAATCAACAAATTTATGAAAGAAACGGAATTAAGTACAAAAATTCTTACTGGTTAGAGGGTGCTGGATATGATACAAATGATGATGGTAAGATAGCTAACATAACATTTGAATGTAAAATTCCTGAAGGGTGTTCTGATGTTGATTTAGGAAGTCTTAATCCAGATTGTTTAATTAAGAATGAAAACGGTTCATTAGAACTTATTTCAGAAATTAATGAAGAAGCAAAAATAGCTGCTTAAAAACAATAAAATTATTGAAAATCCTACTTTATGAAAATTTAGTAGGATTTTTTTACACCTTATAATATGTATTAAATGTACAAAATCAAAAAATATTTACAAAATAATTGGTCAAAAATTTTGTTAATTTACAAAATAGTTAGAATTTAGCTTCAGATTTAACAATTAATATTTCAACAATGGAAACTTTACAAACAACAGAATTAGGAAAATCTTACTGGGCTGAAACAGGAGTATATCAAAAACAATATAGTGAATTATACGAGAAACATGTTCCAGCTTCAGGTATGGCAAAAACATTAAATGGAGAACTTATTAGAGCAATTAGCCGATTATTTTATGAGTATTGTAATAATGGTAATTGTAATGCTTGCCATGTAGAATATGCTACTGAAGAATATACTTGTCACGATTGTCATGGAACAGGATATTATGATGAGGATGAAGAAGATGAATGTACAACTTGTTATGGTAGTGGAATTTATGAAGAAGAGTATGAAGAGGATGGTGAAGTAACTGAAATGTATGCTGCTTTTTTAGACTTAATAGAAGAGAATGTTCCTGATACTTCTAAAGAAGTTCAAGAAGTCCGAGAATTTATTTCAGAAAATCTTTATGGTAGTAGTCAATTTGGAGATAAGAATATGCAGAAGTACAACATACTTTGTGACAAGGTTATTTTCTATGTGCTAACCAACGATGATAAAGATTTACCAGAAAATTACGATAACTAATAAATAATCAGAAGAGGGTGTGTAAAATCATCCTCTTCATAATAAAACTCAATCATGATAAAGAAGATATATTCAGACTTAAAAGAATGGTGGAATGATAATCCATGGGAATTCATTGGAAATTTTCTATTTGTATTACTTATATTTACCTTATTCTATGGAATTATGTTACTACATGCTGTAGCTACAGGAAATTATTAGACAAAATAATTTACAAAAAATTTTGTAGTTACAAAACAAATATCGAATTTAGCTGTATATTTAATCATAAATACTTAAAAGATGGAAAGTAAAATTTTAGACAAAATCAAGAAATTAGTAAAGAAACAACAATCGGCTGAAGAGTTAGGTTCAGTTAAAGAAGCAGAGATATTTGCTTCTAAGGTTCAAGAACTTCTTAACAAGCATAATCTGTCTATGTCTCAGTTACCTAAAGACAAAATTCAAGAAGAGGTGACTGATAATATCTTAAAGAGAAAAATACCGAGTATTGGTGGTAATTCTAATATGCAGATACTTTCTGCTATAGCAAGAAATAACTGGTGTAAAGTATATTCTTATGGTAAGGCGAGTTCTAATCAATGTATCCTTATAGGAAGTCCTGAAAATGTTGAAGTTGTTAAATATATTGCTTCAGTAGTAACACCTATATTCGTAAGAGCAAGTAAGGATGCTTATCAAGAATATTTAGCTGATTATGGGCCAGTTATAGGCTTAGATACTTACCAGAGACGATTTATAATGGGTGCAGCTGAAGGGTTGAATGATAAATTAGCTGCTGAAAAAGAAAAATTTGTAGCTGAAAATAATTGTACTGCACTTGTGAGAACAAATGAAGTAGCTATTACAGATTATGCTGAAAATAAGTATGGTAGTTCATCCAGAGGTCGTAAAACTGTAACTAATCGTGCAGCAGCTGGAGCGTATGATAATGGATACAAAACTGGAAAGAATGTATCTATCAACAAAGGAGTTGGAACTACCAAACCGATAAGCAGAGGTTTGTTGAAATAACAGTTATTAATCAAAGCGTATAGAAGTTTATTTTTTATACGCTTATTTTACATTTAAATATGAAGACATCAGAACACTTAAAAGATATACTTGAAAAAGCACGTAAAGTAGGTGATACCAAAGTAGGTAAGGATGGTAAACAAAGAGTTTGGACAAAAACCCCATCTGGATATGATTGGAGAAGAGTTAAAGGATCAGGAGATAAGTCTGCTGGCTCAAAAGCAACTGCCTCTACCAGTAAAAAGAAAGATGTTAAAAAACCTTTACCTAAGTCAGGTAAACCTCAAGGAGCAATTAAAAAGAACTCTATTGCTGATAAGAAACCAAAAGATAATTCTATTGGTAAAATGATATCAATAAATAATGATGTTAATCTTATTAGTATGTCTGATTTAAAAGACAAAAAATTAGAGGTTGTTGATGTAAAAAATGTTGAATTTGCATCTGGCTCAAAAAAATATTATATTGTTAATTTTGATGGGGTACAAAGAGAAATATCAGAAGATTTAGCCAGTATTGATGATGGAGTTACAGTAGAACGTAATGATGATAGTAATTCTAAGTCTGAACAAGAAGATGAAGAAATTTTACAAGAAAGATTGAATAGAATAGATGGCGACCCATCAGGATTTAAGGGTGCTGGAGAACAAGTGGTTATCAGAAAATTGAAAAATTCTGAAAATTATGAAGATTTTAAACAAAAATTATCTGATAGTTTCTTAGGTAAACAAAAGATGGGTAATTGGGGTAAATATAAGGTTGAAGAAAAAGATATTTCAAATTACGCAAATAAAATTTGGGGTAAAAAAGAAGATGATTTTAAGTTAGATGTAAAAGATATAGAGAATAAAATCCCAGAACCAGATGTAACTATTGCAGTTTTGCAAGATATAGAGGTTGATAATGAAAATAAAATTATCAATATAAATAGACTTGCTTCAAGAGAAAGCAGACATCCAGGTGAATATGGTAAAAGAGGTTTAAAAGCTGCTAAAAAGTTAGATGAATGGGAGAATGATGTAACTGATAAATTATCGAAATATAATTATACCATTCATTTTTCAGCTAAAATTGATGAAGTACAAAAAGCATTAGAAACTTTTAATTTATAAATTATGTTAGACAAAATATTAGAAATTCTTGGAAACAATCCTACAGTTAGTATAATAGCAGTAGCAGTCATACTTATTGTATTTATGTACTTATTTAGAGATTTAATCAAAAAGTACCTATCTAAAAAGTTTAATCTGTTTACAGAAGAGCAAGTTAAGGACTTTGCAAGATTTTATGAAAGAAACAATATGATGAAGACAAGCGAATTGCAAGAAGATTTGTTTGAGCTTTGGAAACAAGATAACAATTAAAACCTTATAAAATGAGTAAATTATTCTTAGAAACAGAAGACTTCAATGGAAGACTTAATAAAAGTATCTTCACTAACATTGAAAAAGGAATGAGTCAAAAAGAATTTGACAATATGTATCCATCTGCTAATTTCGATGTATTTGAAAAATCTGTAGTTGAGGGATATATTTTAGATACCTATAAAGCTACTGGTGGAGAGATTGTTAAAGGTAGTTTTAATGATACTCCAGAAATAGCTAAAGCACTTGCTCATATGAAAGAGCAAATATCAGGATTATCACCTGTTAACATTTCAGATAATGGTGTTAAAAAAGAAGTTTTTGTAATGTTGAAAGCAAAATCTGAAGAGGGTGATGATAAATTACAAAAGGGTAAGATAGCTAACAATTTAATGTATAGCGATGCTGGAGCAATAGAGTTTGAAAAAACAGGTGAAGAGATTAAAACGCAAGTATCAGCCTTAAAACTTATTGAAAAGAATAAGTGTAAGGAATTAGCTGATAAGTTAAGCGAAATGCAGACTAAATTTAAAGAAAATCCTACTGAGGATTGTTATAAGTATGGTTTAGCTGCTGATATAGAATGTCCTTACAAATGTTTTAATTGGAACTTGACTTACTTTGATGCTGGAGAGAACATGAACAGTTCTTTTGAAAATTCAGATGGTAGTTATTCTAACAGAGTAGCTTCAGAAGAGGATGCTCAATTCCATAGAGAATGGAATAACACTGTAGAAAAATGGATTGATTGTCATGCTGAGATAAAAGCAATAGAGGTTTATGAAAATAACCTTAAAGATGATAAGACATATAAACTAACTGCTAATCAAATGTTATTCTTTGGGTTTTAATTGTTTGTAATTTGAAGTTAGTCGAAAATGCCTGTGTAATGCGGGCATTTTTTATCCATCGTTACTAAATAAAAATGAGTTTAGCATTATTTAGAGGCAAAGGCAAAGTAAAAAGCATTGGAGAGCCTGTTCATTTCGATAACGGAATAACTTTACTTAATATAGAAGTAGAAATGGAGCATTCTAACCAGATTTTACCATTCTATCTGGTAGATACCAAAGATAAGCCGAGAACTTTTAATATGATTCAAAAACATTTTGGGAAATATGGTGCTTTTGAAATAGATGAAGAAATACAATTCGATTACAATGTTATAGTAAAAGATAAGGACAAAGGATTGTGTAAGATGAAAATTTGGTCAATATATAATAGAGTTCTAAAAAATGTGGAAAGACAAGATAAGACAACAAGTAAAACAAGGAAGTAAGTTAAGAAAAATACATTCTGAACTCAAGAAATTGATTAAAGTAATGTTGCTTGGAGATACTGAATTTGATTTGATATATTCTTCAAGTAGAGATCAGTATGTATTTATAAGACCAAAAACAAAGTTATCTAAGAAGACATCTAAGTTGCTATTAATGAATGGATACAAAAAACTTTATTTAACATGGAAATGAGAAACAGAATTTTAGTAGTGATATTTCTGGTAGTGGGAATATTAGGAGTGATATTTTTTACAGGTGATGATATAACTCCACAAAGAGAGCCTATATTTGATATAATAGACAAGAACAAAAATCTTGAAAAAGAAGTGGATACATTGAAAATAGAAATTGATTCACTTGAAAATCAAATTGATACTCTTAATTTAGAATTAGACAAAATACGTGCACATAATATTTAGAAGTTTTACAGATATTTAAAATTGTAGAACTTAATATATAATGGCATACGAGCGCAAGAATTGGTATCATCTTCTACCAAGTGATAAAAAGGAATTAGATAAGAAAAATCTAAAATTGTTTTTCAATTTAATGATTGAAAGACAAGATATTTGGTATAAAAGATTTTTATTAGGACAACCTGCTCCATGGACTAAAAATAAATTCTTCAAAAATCACAAGTTTACAAATGTTTATAGAGAATTAGACCGTAATTCTCAGTGGCTTATACAAAATGTAATTCTAAAAGAAAAAGATAAAAGAAATCTTGTATGGAAAATACTTTTATACAGGATTTTCAACAATCCAGAATTATTTATTTGGATATCATTCCAAGAAACTTCATTTAATAGCTATTTTCCAGACTTTAAGGAATATGATAGAGATGAATTAGCTAATCTAATAATAGAATATAGAGAATTGGGTAAAAAGCCATTTACATCAGCTTATTTCATCAATCCTAATTGTAGAGGTATGACTAGAACTGAACATTACGCTAAGAATGTAGTGTTTGATTTATACAATTCTGTAGAAGATGTATTGCAAATAATGGAAAATTCTAATGATCCAGAAGATTTAATACAAAGACTTGAAAAGTGCAGAGCAGTGGCGAGTTTTATATCACATGAGTTCTACCAAGATTTTACTTATCCAGAAATTTATACAGGAAAGTCTTTAATGAACTTTGATCAAGATGATTATACGAATGTGGGAGATGGCGCAGCACTTGGAATACGTTTGATATTTCCATCACTTGTAGGTAAAAAACAAAAAGAAGCAATTTACATTTTACGTGATTATGGTAATGATTATCTTGAGTCACATGGCTTTAAATTTCTGGTATGGAATATTGATAAGCAAAAGTATGAGGTGTCTAATAAAGGTAGTATAACTTTACACCAAGTGGAGATGTGGTTGTGTGAGTTCGGCAAGTATTGGAAAATGAAAGTTGGGCTGGGGAAACAACGTGGAAAATTCATACCGAGAACCATCGCCACACGTCAACCTCGAAACATGTAATTACAGTTATTACTTATTCAATAAATAATTAAAATCATAAAATTATGAATGCTGATACAAGAATTTTCGGAGTTATAAACAAAGAAGATGAAACAATTTCATGTGAGATCAAAGGACTTGCAGTGAAAGAAAAGGAGATAGTAGTGTCTCATGTTCAATTTTCTGAAGGATGGTTAGAACAAAAAGCTGCAGAAGACAATACAAGTAGTGTGTTGGAAACAATTTCTTTTCATCCAGAACAGGAATTAACACAAACAGAAATTAAAGAATTTTTTGAAACTGAAGATGACAAAGAAAACTTTAATTGGGAAGTTAAGAATTTAATAACAGGTGAAGTTTTATTAGAAGCAACTGAAGCTGAACCAGAACAAGGATTATAATCATGTCAGAAATTAATCAGAATATTCAGAAAAAAGAATTTGAGAGACGTTTGCACATTCTTAAAGGCTTTACAAACATTGATGAAATAGCTAATGTGCACATTCAACAGCTTGAAAAGGCAGTAGGTAGCGAGAATATTTATGAATATTCTGGTTTACAAAAACTGACTCAAGATGTATTAGCTAAAGGAGACAAGGCTGAAATTTTTAAGGCTAAAAAATTCATCAATGAACTCAATCCAGTTAATGTAATTGGAGAAGATGGTTTACCTACAACTGTATTCCTTGAAAAAGGACATATGGATTTTTCTAATTCACGCACCTATGCAGACAACGCTGAAAATCGTAAGAAAAACAGAGTAGGTCAGCAGTATGGTGGGCGTAATGTAGAAGATAAGAATGTAGATAATTCTACTAAAGATAATGATCCACCTAAAGAACAAAATGAGGGTGCTAAGGATTATGATAAAAGTCCTGAAGACTGGGTTACTGAGACCTCTTCTGAAGATTTAAAGAAGTTCGTAGATACTGCAGATGACAGTCAGATAGAACTCATAGAATTAGCTGAGGAAGAGTTAATGAACAGAGGTGAGTACGGAACTGATCCAGATAATGATCCAGGCAATCCTGAAAATCAAAATTCTGAAACAAATCAAGAACAGGAAGATGAGGCTGGAAGATATGATGATGAATTATCTTTAGATGAGATGAATAGGATGTTTTGGGATTTACCAGATGATCAAAGAGAACAAATAATTGGCGACAGTATCAGACATAATGTTTCTCCAATTACGGCTATGAAATTTCAAAATATGCATGTTCGTAATAATGAAGAAACTCACGCTAAAATAGATGCTGCACAAGCCGCATTAGACGAGTTAAAAGGAGCAACTGGCCATCCTGATACTAATTCTGAGACAGTTTCTGAAGATGAAGTTAAGGCTTGGGTGAGAGGTGAAGCAGAACTTGACAAGGAACAATTAGAACAATTTTTATTCGATAATCCTAATTTTGCACAAGCTGATATACTTAAAAATGAATTAGCTAATTGGGATGAAGAAGATGTTGAAGATATGGATAATGATTCAGAAAGTTCTAAAATAGCTGATCAAGTTGAAAAAGAAACTTATACAGATGATGGCAGTCAATATAAAAAAGATGTTCAAAAAGATGAACAATCTTACAAAGATCAAGTTGATTCAGATGAAGCACAAGAAATAAATGATAAAATAGATGATTTTACTGATGATATAATTGATTCTTTGAATTCTGATGATATAGACTCAATTATAAATTCTATAGAACATTATCAAGAGTCATATCTTGGAACAATGAACAAATTATTATTACCTTTAAGTGAAGAACAAAAATCTAAGGTAAATGAAATTTGGAATGAATATTCAGGAAATGAAGGTAGATTTGAAGATTATGAAAAAGGTTTCTTTGATTCAGAAGATAAGGAACAAGCTGAACAATTAGCATCTAAGATAGGTGGAGAAATAGAAGAACAAGGTGGTTTAATATATGTTTACGACAAAGATGGTAACATATATAATGGATAAATAAAGTAAAGTAATTTATGTCTAAGATAGCTAAACAACTTGAAGCAACTGAGAAACTTCAACAGAAACTTATGGTAAAACAAGGTATTCTGATGGAGAAGGCATTGTCTTCAAGTTCACCTACAGACATTCTAAGAGCTCAAAAGACATTAGAGTTCATAGAACAAAGGAAACAGAGTCAAAAGAAATCATTTATTGTTGATCCTTTAGATTTTCAATCTAATTTTGGTTATAAGGATAAACCATTTTCTATGAGTTATAATACTCTTAGAGCAATGTCTAAAACACCTATAATCAACGCTATCATAAAGACACGTAAAAATCAGATAGCTGATTTTGCAGAGCCTCAAGCTGATAAGTATTCTACTGGATTTGTAATTCGTAAGAAACGTAAACTTGGAAAAGAAGAGGATGATGAGACAACTCCAGAAGAGTGGGCTAAAATAGAGTATATACAAGACTTTATTTTGAATTGCGGTCGCAATCAATCTTGGGAGGGTGATGATTTTGAAACCTTTATACGTAAGGTAGTAGAAGATAGCTTAACATATGATCAAATGACTTTTGAAGTTGTTAGAGACCATTCTGGAGATTTATTTGAATTCTTTGCTACAGATGCATCTACTTTTAGAGTAGCTGATAGTTATGATGATGACGAATATGATAAGGATGAGCGTGAAGAGGTTATGGGATATTACCCATCTTATGTTCAGGTTTATAATAATGAGATAAAATCTGAATTTTATCCTTGGGAATTATGCTTTGGAGTTAGAAATCCATCTACTAATTTATATAATGTGGGTTATGGCGTATCTGAGCTGGAAGAACTGGTTGCTACAGTCACTTCTATGCTTTGGGCTGAGGATTATAATAAAAAGTTCTTTTCACAAGGTAGTGCACCAAAAGGATTATTGAAAGTTAAGGCTGGTAATGTTAGTGAAAAACAACTTTCTGCTTTCAGACAAGAATGGCAGGCAATGTTAACAGGTGTGCAGAACTCTTGGAAAACACCGATAGTAGATGCAGACATAGATTGGATAGACCTGCAAAAGAACAATAGAGATATGGAGTACACTCAATGGATGGACTATCTTATCAAAATTTCTTGTGCAATCTATTCTATGGATCCAAATGAGATAGGGTTCAATATTTCTAACTCATCTACAGGTGGGTCAACATTTGAGTCTAATAATGAACAAAAATTAAAGCATTCAAAAGACAAAGGATTATATCCTATATTAAAGTTTATACAAAGAAAAATTAACAAATACATAGTAGGTCAGATTGATCCAGATTATGAATTTGTATTTGCAGGACTAAATGGAATGACTCTTGAAGAAGAGTTAGATGTAGAAGTTAAAAAGCTATCTAATTTCCAAACCTTAAATGAGACACGTAAGAAATTTGGTATGAGTGAAATAGAGGGTGGAGACATCGTACTTAATCCTACATTTACTCAAAATCAAATGATGCAACAGCAACAAGAAATGGGAATGGGTCAAAATCCATTTATGATAGATGATGAGTCTGAAGATGATAACAATAATCCTTTTTTACAGGATGACGATGAAGATGGAAATAATCCATTCTTGAAATCGTTTCTAAATAACTTATAATATGTCAGGAAACAGCGGCAGAGGTACAAAGAATTTAGGCTTAATGAAAGCTATTCATGTAGGTGTTAACCCACCTTTGAATACAAAAATTCTTTGGTACAACGATAATACAGAGCCTTATACTACTGGGCCAGCAAAAGTACATTATTTCTATAATGTTATAAATTCTCAATGGGAGCCATTATATGGGCAAGGAACAGGTAGTGGTAATTTTGGTTATATGTCTTATGCATCAGATTGTAAAGGTGCTGATTTTTCTTTGGAATTAGATACTGAAATTCATACTCATTGGGCTTTAGTTATTTCTGATAATGAAATACAGCAGAACCAGCTAATTCCATCTTTATTCGATGGAAGATGGACTAAGTATTGCAGTGATGAATCAGTAGGTGGTGGAAATTATACTTATATTGCTTATGCAGATGATTGTGATGGAGATAATTTCAGCACTAATAGAATTTACAAAGTACCTTGCAGTGATTGTGAATTGATATCTTCAGCTGAGAAAATAGAAGGCAGTGAATCAATAATAAAGACTTATAATGGAGATGGCTCATTTGATTTAGAGTTTGTCAATGCTAAACCAGGTGATAAGATATTATTGGACTTAGAAATGGGTGGAGAGCCTTTGATTGATTTTAGAACTTATTGTATAAAAGTACAAAAAGGTGATTTATCTGGAATAGTAGCCTTAAATTTAGATACAACTGATCAAGGAAGTTTTTATGTTAGTGGAGCTTCAGAACCAGAAGAGAAATTCATAGATGACAATGATGGTGGATCAAAAATGTTAGTTTATCTACCAAATAATCAAAAGATAGAAACTATTACTGGAACTATAAGAGTATTTGTAGGAACTGAAGGTTGTTGTAGTGATAATGCAGGTGGAGCAGATTGTATAGCTTATAGAAAATGTTTTGCTATAATTACTTCAGAAGAACCTATTGATGAATTAACTGTAGATTTATTTGCTGGTAAATGGATTTGTAATTGTTGTTGTGATGATTCAAAAGATGATCCAAAAGTAAAAAATATAGAGGTTCAAGTAAAGTCTTTAAATGATTTTGTAAAAGAAGATAAGATTGAACAAGACCAAAAAATTGAAGCTAATTCAAATAATATCATAAAAAATGCTGATAATCTGACATTAGTTGAACAAGAATTATTATTAGCTATACAAAATATTGATAAAAATTATAGCCAACAAATAAACAATCTTAATCAGCAAATTTTAGATTTACAACAAGTTAATCAAGACCAGTCTGATCAAATTGAAGAATTGCAAAATCAAGATATTGTAGCTATTGTAACACCTACAATAGAAGATTTAATTGAACAGAATAATACAGAGATACAATCTGATATACAAGATGTTCAAAATAATTTACAAGAATTCATTAGTAATACCTATAATGTAGATCATGCTCAGGTTGTTGATGATATAGCTAATCTAAATGATAGAATAGATGAGCTTGAATTTACTCCACCATTCTATAAGGATTTATTTGGAGATACAGTTACGATAGGTTCAGATGAACACGGAATACCTAAAGTATCTTCTGTATTTGTATTTGATAATGAGAAAAAATCTGTAGAGGTAGATATAATTCTTGTAGATAATGATGTTACAATAAGACATAATGATAAATTAGATGGCTATTTTGCTATTATAAACTAATAAACAATGTATACAAAAGATTTTCATGTAGATACCGATGGTAATGGTAATAGACTTTTAAATTGGCTATTAGATCCATCTTGTGATTTAAAAGAATTACAAGGTGTAAAATCAATAGATAGCTTAAATTTAGTAAGTAATAATTTAGTCATTGCTTTTACAAAATTTGATGGTTCAACAGGAACAGTATCTCAAGATATGTCAGGATTTGCTGCAGATGTAAGTGTTGATAATGTTACATTTACTAATCCGAGTTCTGGAGTATGGAATTTAAATGTTATTGAAGATGACGGAACGACTCATACAGTAAATTTAGCATCACTTTTAGCAGTGGTAGTTAATTCGAGTTCAGAAATAACTTTAAATGGTAACGGCACACCAGAAAATCCTTTAACAGCGACTATAAAAGAGATTGCAGCTGATAAAATTCTATATGATAAAAGAAAGGTGGAATTATTAGATGCAGCTAATGTTCAAGAAGCAATAGATGAATTAGCTACAGATTATGACAAGTTAGATAAAACAAGAAGATGGGTTTCATATAGAGTAGATGATCCACCTACACGTGTCGATATAGATTTGAATTTACCAGAGCCTATGGCTGATATGAGTTCTTTTATTATACAGTGTAAGGCTATAGATAAAGAAAAAAATAATGGTGAACTTGTAGAATTGAATGTAATTTTAAAAGGAATAAATAAAGTAGCTGTTTATCTTGAAAGTGAATTAAGATATCCAACATTAGCTGTAGAGATAAGTTATATAGTTGGACAACTTCCAATAGGTACTTTATATGTAAATAAATAATAAATTATGTGTTGCGGACAAAACGATATACAAAAAGGTAATTTTACTTACATCAGATATGCTACTGACAAAAATGGTAGTAATTTTTCTAAGAATAGAAATGATGTTCAACATAAGAGATGTTATCAAGCTATCTATGTTTCAGATGTAGAATTAGATGAGACAAGTACTTTATTTCCAAACTATTTTAATGGGCTTTGGTTTAATATTTGTGATGTAGAACAAAGTAAAAATGATGATTTACGAATAATGTTTGAATGGGGTATTCGTAAAGAACAAGATGTTAAGGATCAATTAATAATCAAAAGAAGTGATTTTTTCTCAAATGAATATGGATTGATTTTAGATTATGAATTACTTACAATTAAATTAAGTAATTTTGATACTGTAAAAGACAAAAATCCTGTATTACTCATAGACCGATATAAGAGTAAGAAGTATAGAGGTATGGATCCAATTTCTGAAGGTTCAACAACGGATGAAAGAAAATACAGAAGAGCAGGATATAAACATGAAATTGACCCTCAATCAAATAATAGAATAAATGAGATACCTTTATTGAACTCTATACAAGATATAGATTTCAATCAGGATAGATATTTTAGATTTCAATCAGGATATGTATATCCATCTGGGTCACCTAAGATGCACAATAGAACAAGAAGATTTAATTGTGGATGGTGTTATTTATCATTTAGAGTTAGATATGTAGAAGATGGTAAGGTAATAGAAACAGGTTCATTAGGTCAGCTTAGAATGATGGTAAATGGAATATATGATGATAAAACAAGAGAAAAAGGTCAACCGTATAGATTGACATACAACTATAAATAAGATGTACTGGACTTGCAATATAGTTCAGTATAGTGAAGTTGGAGTGACGCTTAGTTTTAGTAGGTTCGCCTATTGAGATTAAGCTGAAAGCTAATTTCACTTGATAGGCAGCGATGTCTATCTTTAGTGGGAGTGTGAAAAACTAATCCTGATAAGGAGAGTTTGAAAACCTGCCCTGATAAGGGTGGGTTGAAACACTTCCAATTAAATATATGAAATATGAAACCTATTCAACAAGACTACAGATATAATTTGTTTGTAATGTTTAATGAATTAAAAAATGAATTCATAATGATTTTAAAATCAATAATAAGTTTTGCATTAAAACAACTTGTATTGATGCATAAAGGTAGTATCATGGTAAAATTTAAAAGCACATTGGTATTGTCTATAATGACAGCTGCTCCTGTAGGACTGTTTGAAACGCTAAGTAATTGGCTGATTGATAACAGTGCTTACATAGGCTTTGTCTTGTTTGCAATAGTTGTAGATCATATTTTAGGATCAGCAGTCCACCTTTGGGTGAAAAGAGATTTTAGCTTTAAGAAAAATATAATAGGTATTTTTGTAAAATTAGGACTTGTTTTTACAGTAGGTGTTTTATTTGAAGGCTTTCAATATATATATCCTGAAGATAATGTTATAACAGATTATCTTTCATTAATAACGAGATTGATGGTTTTCTTATATCCAGCAGGTTCTGCATTTATGAATTGTGCAATATTAACAAAAGGCAAATTTCCACCGATAGGATGGATAAATAAAATATCTAAGTTTAATCAGAATTTGAACGTAAGTGAGTTTAAAACTGATGGAGAAAAATCAGAAAATTATGACTAATACTAGAAGGACAAGTAAAATAGAGAAACTGGTAAATTTCTTGGTTTTAGTGAGTCTTTTATTGATATTACCAGCAGCTGTAATAGGAATGTATAATTCTTATGAAAATGCTAATAAGATTAAAAGCATGCCAAAGGATTTTCCAATGCAACAAAAATTGGAAATGATTGAAAAATATGATAGAAATATCATTGTTGTAGATAGCTTAAAGAAACGTGTTAAAATTCTTGAACAAAAAGTAAAAGCTATAAATAATCAAAAATAATAGTTATGAAAAGATTTGCAGTGTTAATAGGACATAGATCAAAAAGACAAGGTGCTTTTAGTGAAACATTACAACAATCAGAATTTCAATTTAATGAGCCTATTGCTGAAATGTTATCAGATGTAGCTGATATTTATTATAGACCTAATACTCCAGGTGTAAGTGAAACATATAGAGTTAAACAAGTGTTGAATAAGGTTAATAAAAAGAAATATGATTTAGTTGTAGAATTACATTTTGATAGTTTTTCAGACCAAAGAGCAAATGGCTGTTCTGCATTACACTACATAACTAATAGAAAAACAAAAGAATTAGCTCAATATTTTGTAAATGAAGTTAATTCCAGAATAGGCATAAGAAAACGTAGTTTAATACCTATAAAATCAAGAAAACAAAGAGGTGGTACATTTATAATTCATTCAAAGGCAGATGCTATATTATTAGAGCCATTTTTCGGTAGTAATAGAGATGATTGTTATAAAATAATGAATTGTAAAAGAGAATATGCTCAAATTATAAGAGATTTATTCAGCAAGGTTTAATAAGTAAAATATTATCATGATTTTCATAGGTAACTTATTGAAAAAGTATTGGCCATACCTGCTTTTAGCAGGTGTTGTCATCTTCTTGGGTGTTAGATTATTTGATTCATCTAATGCTACAAAATTAGTAAAAAAAGAACTTGAAGAAGTTAAAGATGAAAAGAAAGTTCTACAGGAGTCTGAAGAATGTTTGATAGACTCATTAGAAGTTGTACAAGAAGAGTATAAACAGCTTGAAAAAGAAAAACAACAACTCTATAGAACGTATATTAAAACCAGAAATGAAATAGACGATAAAATCCAAAAAGATGAAGACAATATTTCCAACATTGATTATATTCCTATTGATTCCATTCGCAGGTATCTGTCAGGATACAAATATAGTCCTCTCCCAAGAACAAGGAGTAGAAGTAACCAAAGGACTACAGCAAGGCAGTGATCTCAAAGAAACTGTATTACAATTAGAAGATGCCTTAGCAGAGGCAGAAGCAATTATAGCTAAACAAAAAGAGCAATTATTGAAAAAAGATCATGAGATAAGTTTACTTAATCTTAGATTGGAAAATAATGCTAATCAAATAGCTAATCTAAATAGACAATTTGAACTTGAAGAAGCACTCTTGAAAGACCGATTGAGAAAGCGTTTTGGTTTTGGTTTAGCTTCAGGACTCAGTATAGGTGAAGAATTTAAGGTGCAACCATTTATAGGTGTAGGTGTAACATGGAATTTATTTAGGTTTTAATGTCTAAGAAGCAAGATGAAATAAAGAAACAAAAGGCTAAAGAAAACAAAATCATTAAACAAAATCAAGAGATACTTAATGATATTGTTAAAACTAAGCAACAACGTCATGTCAAAGTTCAAGACGAGCCTATATTTTCAAATATTTTGAAAGATTTTAGAGTTTCATATGCTAAAACTGTAGTTATGAATTCTGCTAATGAAATACTTAAATATGTGAGGGATGAAGTTTAGCATGAAACAAATAAATAAAATGATAGAGATTATCCAAAAAAATCAAGCGATTTTTATTGGTTCTCAATTAGGCTTAGAGTATTTATCAGATTATCAAATACAAGTCCTTAAAACTCACGGAATAGACTTAAAAGACTTTGAAAATATATCTGATTTGGAAAAATCTTACTATTTCGGAATGTTTGCACAAGCATTAGGTGGAACAAAATCATTTAAGGCTAAGAAAAAAGATTTTGATAAATGGTTAAAAAAGGAATTGGAAACACCTTTAAGTCCTACAAAACAATCTGCATTAGAATATCTTAAAAATAGAACTTTTACAGATATATCTGGATTAGGTAACAAATTTTCTACAAATTTTTCTAATAGAATTTTAACAGCATCTGTAGCTAAGCAAAATAAATTACAAAAGAAGATTAAAAAGAAAACTATACAGGCTGTAAAAGATAATTCTACTGTACAAGAACTTGCTTCAGAATTAAGAGAAATGACTGAAGATTGGGCAAGAGATTTTTCCAGAATATCAGATTATGTCTTACAAGAAGCATATGGATTTGGAAGAGCACAACAAATTATAGAAGATTATGGTGAAGATGTTTTAGTATATAAGCAGACTTTTCCAGGTGTTTGTAAACCTTGCGAAAAGAATTATGGAACACCAGGTGAAAAACCAGTAATTTATAAATTAACAGATTTATTAAAAAATGGAAATAATATAGGTCGTAAGGAACAATTACCAGTTGTAGGTAATGCACATCCTTGGGCCAGAAGTATATTGCATCCTATACCACCTAATAGTAAATGGGATGATGAAAAGAAACAGTTTGTTTTGAAGCGTAATACTAAAGGTGTAAAACGTAAAAGCAAAGTTAAGATTAAAATAACGGAATAATTTATTATGGCTAAGAAAAAACAAAAGCAAGATTTATTGCTTATCCAACCTCATTCAGATGATATAATATTTAGTGCAAGTTATTTTCTATTTAATAGAGAAAAATATGGTAAGGTTACTATGTTAACTATTGAATATGATGAAAAAAGACTTGAAGAAGATGCAAAACTTTGTGAGATGTTCGACATGAAATTACTCACAATAAAAACAAAGGTTGATTCAAAAGGGTATCATAAAGAATATTATGCTGACCGTAAGAAAATAGATGATGATAGTGCTTGGGAATTTTGTTTATCTAAATTAGGTAAAAAGAAAATGAACAAAATGATCAATGATATTGATAGAGTATTAGACAAATATTCTGATAGAACTATTGTTACTTGCATGGGAGTTGGCCATCCTTTTCATTGGTTAATTACTCTGCTTACTTCAGAAGATGCAGACCTCTTCTACAGAGATTTTCCTCATAGTTATAAAAGACGTAATCAAGAATATCTAAAGTTAGTTCAACAAGAAAATTTTAAACCTAATTTTGAATTTTTTGATAAAGAATTACATGATAAGAAGTTTGATATTGTAAAACAAATTTACAAGTCTCAATCATCCTTATTATTCTTTGAGAAACGATACATTGAGAAATTACTACCAGAAGAGTTTTATGAAAAAAGATAAAAAATTAAAAATACGCATTTGTACATTCGATATTGCTAAATATGGAGGTATAGTGCAGAATGTAGAAAGTCGTGTGAAGGCTTTTAAGGAATTAGGTCATGATGTAGATATAATATTTCTTACATATTCTAAGACCTTAGCTCAATCTCAATATGAGCGTAAATTAGCAAGTTTAGAAAGTGGTGAATTTCAAGCTACAAAAGATAATAAAAGCCAATATGGTGGATATACTAAGTCTGAGATAACAGGATATTGGAGAAATTCTTATTATGGTTGGTTATTGCCACCTGAGACTAACAGAATACCAGTATTTCATGAAGATGCCTTAGAAATGTGGCATAATGCTGTAGATGATGCTGATTTATTATTTTGGAGTTTTATGCCTACAAAAACTAAAGAAGCAAAAGGATTTGATTTTTGGCCAAAATTCTTTGATTTACCTAAGTCTATAAGACAAGTCATGGCAGTTCATGATGGTTATTTTGATATAAGAAGTTCTTGGGTAAGATATTTAGCTAAAAAGATAACTTACTTAGATTGCGTACATGTATCTGCTTATAATTCTGTTCAGAATGTGAAGATACCAAGATATTTGAATTTTGCAAGTAGATATATACCAGATAATTTTCCATATAAGGATATAAATGATAGACCAGTAGATTTTTTTGCTGCTCATGTATTTAAGTCTATGAAGAAAATGGAAGATATATTAGCATTAACACCTTATTTAGAAGATAGCACTGTTTGGATAGGTGGTTCTGGTATAGAATTATACTATATGATGGCTAAAGATGATGTTAAGCCTAAATATACTGTTTCTGAAAAGACTGATCCAGATTGTAAAAAGAAACATATTGGAATGAGTCTGTGGGATAGGGCAGTAAAGTATGGTATGGAACACATGGGTTTCATGTCTAATGAAGATGTTTATTTCACCTTACAAAATGCAAAATTTGCAATAGACCCAAGTTTTAGTAAACATTATGCTCAGTATTCTAATACGCATTTAAATGGCTTTACGATAGAAGCAATAATAAATGGTTGCTATCCTGTATTACGTGATACTACTGGTTTAGTACCACCTGCAGTAGAAATAGATGATATTATATACGATGAGTTAAAAGCTATATATGTCCCATGGGATGCTACTCCTAAAGAATTTGCTAAAATATTGAATAAGGCTAAAAATATGTCATCTAAGAAATACAAAAAGGATGTAAAACATAATTTTGAATTAGCTAAGAGATTATTTGATCCAAACAAAAATATGCAATCAGTCATAGACATAGCATTTTCAAAAAAGAAATTAAAGAAACTTAAAAAAGGTGAAAATTCAGACAAAGTAATCAAAGACAGTGAAAAGGTAATGACTGAATTTTTCAATTGTCAAGTTCCAATAATTTGGAGTGAATAATTTTTCTACAGCTATTATTTGGGTAAATAAATTTATTTTACCTGAATATGAAAACATCTGAAGAATTAGACAACATATTGACCAAAGCAAGGCAAGTTGGAGATACAAAAGTAGGTAAAGACGGACAAACGAGATACTGGACAGAAATTAAACCAGGCAAATTCGACTGGAGAAAAACACCTCCAAAAGGCATGAAGTCTCAGAGTTCAGAAGAGCCTAAAAAACAAACTAAGTACGATAAATTAAAAAGTCATCTGAAGAATACCACTTCAGATAAATTACGTAAATTCGCATCTGGAGACCGAAATGATCCAAATTTGAGACAATATGCTTTTGATGAATTAAAATCAAGAGGTGAAGATGTTTCAGACATAGATTTGAATACTGGTAATTATGGAGCTTTAAAGGAAGCATTTAAAACAGATGACAACGTTGAAGACTTTAATCCAGAAGCAACAGGTGATGTAGAATTAGTAGATGATTGGAAAGATCCAGAATTCATTAAAAAGAATTTCGGTAATTTAAAGACTAAGCAACAGCGTATAGAATACGATGATTTTGCTTATAAACAAAAAATCAATAGTCCAAGATATAAATCACCACAAAAAGAGATACATTCATTAAATAAAATGTATGCTCAATTCTTAGGTTCAAAATCACCATTAATGATTGCGTCTGGTGGTGCAGGTGTAGGTAAAACTTATAATTTACATCTTGTAGCTAAGGCTATGAAGATGGAACAATTTGATCCTGCAAAACATACTGCTGTTAATCCAACTTTTGCTGAAAAAATAGAAGAGGGTGAAGAAGATTATTATGACGAGCCAAATACGAGTTATGATTATGTTGAAGTGCCTGAAGTAAAGTCCCCACTACAGTTAGTACAATTACTTAAAGAACATAATGGTAAAACATTAGTGTTTGATGATACAGACAATATACTTAAAGACCCAGACTCATTAGGTATAATGAAGAAAGCTACTGCATCATCTGGAAAACGTATAGTTGGTAAGAAGTCTTCAAATGAAAAGACAAATATTGACCCATTTGAATTTACTGGTAAAATTCTATTCCTATCTAATATGGGTCAACATGAATTTACAAAAAATGAACATCTTAATGCTATTTATTCAAGAGCATTGAAAAAAGATATTTATTTCACAAAACAAGAACAACTTCATTTTATAGATAAGTTAAAACATAAATTTGAATTCACTGGTATTCCAAGACTTGAAGACAAAGAAGAGGATATCAAAGAACGTGAAGAAGTATTTAACTTATTAAAAGATAACATAGACGCTATTGATCCAGGCAAATTTAATGTTAGATCAATGAAAGAAGCATTAGAAGTTAAACGTGCTAATGATAATGCTATACAAATAACAAAAGATAATCCAGTAATTGGAGAAATGTTATTCGGTAACACAGAAGAGGACTGGAAAGAAGATGTTATAGATTTCTTGGTTAAAGGCTATGTTCCTAAGCAGCAAAAAATCAGCAAGGCGATGCGTTCAAGCATATTGTAATTTACAGTTATAATTTTAACATATTATATTTAACAAATGAGTAAATTCAAATTTTATACACCAGTCGAAATTCGTAAGGCTAAAGATAAGGATGGAAATCATATCATGCGTCTTGGTGGAATAGCATCTACAATGGATGAAGACTCAGATGGTGAATTCTTAGACCCATCTGGATTTGAAATAACAGAATTTGAAACTGTTGGTGTAGTTAATTGGCATCATCAGGCAAAAGATAAGCCTTCAACAATAATTGGTGAACCAGCAGTAGCTGAGATACGTAAAGATGGTTTCTATGTAGAGACAGATTTATATCCATCTTCAGCAACAGCTCAAGAAGTATATGAATTAGCTGAAGTGCTTGAAAGAGATAGTAAGACCAGAAGATTAGGATATTCAATTGAAGGAGTGGTATTAGAACGTGCGAGTGATGATAAAACTCATCCTGATTATAAGATAGTTAAGAAAGCTCAAATAACTGGTTTAGCTATCACACATATGCCTAAGAATGCTAATACTTTTGCACAAATAATCAAAGGTCATGTAGATAATATAGATTGTTGTGATGAGGATGAAGAAGATACTGAAAAATCATTATCTACAGAGTCAGGAGCAGCTTTAATGCCTGAATCAGTTGATGGTTCTAAAAAGAAAAAAGACATAGATAATGTTAAGTTAGTTAAGTCTAATTATAATGTTGTCCAATTATCTGAAAAATTAATGTATAAGAGGATTTTCGATACATTTTCAGATATTAACATACAGAAAGCAAAGAAAATCTTTACATTTTTAACTAAAATTAATGACGTTATGGCAAAAAATAAGGTATCAGATGCCGATTTACAGAAAGCTATGTCATACTTTGGGTTTGAAGATAATGACCAAAATCCGTTTTTGGAAAAGTCTGATAAGTCAGAGGACAAATCACCAGATGAAATTGCTGACGAAGTCGAGCAAATGACTTATGGCGATGACAACAATGACAAAGATAGCGAAGACAAAGAAGATGATAACGTAGAAAAAGGTCAATCATCTTCTGAAGACGACAAGAAAATTGCTAAAAGTAAAGATAATACTGAACTTGATAATTTATCAAAAGGTACAGTACTTATCTTGAAGAAAGCAATAGAGAAAGCTCAAACCAGTAATTCTACTGAGAATAAGGCTTTAGCTACACTTGTAAAAGCTCAGTTAGACCAAAATGAAATCTTAAAATCTAAGGTAGAAAGTTTAAGTGAAGTTGTTGAATCACAACAAGAACTTATTAAAGGTCAACAAGAGACCATATCTTCTATCTCATCTAAGATGGAAAGAATGGGAAGAGCACCACGAGCAAGAAAATCTATTACGAAAGGGTACACTGAAAAAGAGTCATTCCAGAAAGGTAAACAAGCACCTCAAGGGAATGTTCTATCTATGACTAAGAATTATGGACAAGTTCTTGAAGTATTAGATGCAGCATCTATGAGTAAGGGTGGTTATGATGAAGAATTTGGAAAGGCTGTTATGTCTTTTGAATCTTCTAAAACATTACCATCTAATGTTATTGCTCGATTAAAAACAGAAAAAGGATTAGTAATTGTAGATTAACAGTTATTAATTGTTTGTAAAATGAATATATTAACAATAAAAACGATTTAATATGACACCAGGATTAAATTTAGCCGATTATGCTAAACAAGCCGTGAATAACGGACAGTCGCAGTTGATCGGTGGTTCGTCTATGCAAGAATTGAACCAATTAAACAAAGCGTTGGAAGCTGGGCAAATCACTGGCCGTGAGACTACTGATTTATCCACTGCTTCTGGTGCTCCTTTGAAAGTTGAGAGTCTTGACAAGACCTTAAAACATTTGACTTTCAAGGAAAGTGACATTGTACTTTGGAAAAACATTCCAAAGAAGTCTGCCTATAACACTGTAGAAGAGTACAACCAATTAGTTGATTACGGTCAACAAAGAGGTGGTTTCTACAATGAAGGTGAATTACCTAATGAAGAGGACTCAACGTATGTAAGACGTGCTCAGTTAGTTAAGTTTATGGGAGTAGTGAAGTCTGTGACTCACCCTATGACCTTAGTTAACACGCATGTTGGAAATGCTATTGAGCGTGAAGTTAAGAATGGAACTATGTGGATTTTACGCCAATTGAACCGTTCTTTATACTTTGGTGATGAAACTCTTGTACCTCAAGAATTTAATGGCTTTTTAGCTCAACATCAAAAGAACTCTGGTTATACAGACCTTGATGCCTACTTCAATTCAGAAGTTGTAATAGACCTTAGAGGTCAGGCACTTTCAGAAGATGCTATTGAAGATGCAGCGAATGGAATTGTACAAAACTTTGGTTTAGGTACTCAATTATTTGCTCCACCAAAAGTATTATCTGATTTTGTTAAGAATTTCTATGGTAATAAATTTATCAATCCTAATACTAATCAGACTTCTGCTGGTATTATGGGTCAAAGAGTTCAAGCCTTTGATTCTCAATTCGGTAGAATTGGTTTAAATTGGGATATATTCTTTAACAAAAAAGCACCTAAGCGTTCTACTGCTGGTTCTACTTCACCTATGGCACCTCAGCCTGTAGTTACTGGAGCAGTTACGCCAGTTGGAGTAGATGCTTCATCTGCTTGGAATGCTGATGATGCTGCTGATTATATCTATGCTGTTTCTGCTGTTAATAGATATGGAGAAAGTTCTTTAACAATACTTGGAGGTGGAAACCCTGCTACTGTTGTAGCTGGTGGTTCAGTAGATTTAGCCTTTACAGATGGTGGAGGTATCAATCCTGCAACAGCTTACCAAGTATATCGTTCAAATAAGAATGCTGCTACTGCTGCAGCTGCTACTTTCTATCCTGTTTATACAGTTTCTAAACAAGAACAAGTAGATGGGTATGATGGTGCTGCTGCTGGAACTGTGCGTGATCGTAACAGATGGATGCCAGACTCTGATCAAGCTATCCTTTTCCAAATGGACAATGAAGTAATTGAATTTGCTCAACTTGCTCCACTTATGAAAATGGATTTAGCTATCTTATCACCAGCGTATAGATTTATGGTACTATTATATGGTACTCCTTTCTTATATGCTCCTAAAAAGATGGTTAGAATAGTAAACATCGGTAAACTTTAGTAAGTAACAACTATTAGAAATCTTGAAGGGTGGTAGGCGTGTGTTCTCCACCCTTTTTTTAGTTAATATTAACAATTAAAACCGTAAATTATGTCAAAAAAAGTAAAAATAGTGTCTAAAAACAAAGCACTATATGGCAAGTCTGTAACCATCCCATTTGATGGTACAGTAGAAGTTGCTGAAGATGGAACAATAGAAGTTTCTGAAAAAGCAGCAGAAATCTTAATGTCTAATTCAAGTAATTATAATTATCCTGAGTCTGAAGACGAAGATGATAATGATGATATCGATGATCAAGATTTAGACGATACAGAAGAGGATGAAGATGAAGACTTAGATGAGGATGAAACAGATGGAGACAATGACGAAGAGGATGAGTCTGAGGAAGATGATTTAGATGAAGACGAAGACGAAGACGATGAGTCTGAGGAAGATGAAGATGAGTCTGAAGAGGATGACGAAGAGTCTGATGTACTAACTGAAGAAGAGTTAAAAGGTTTGAAACTTTCAGAGATGAAAGATATGGCTAATGAAGCAGGATACCCTGAAAAAGAGTATGCTAAATTCAACACTAAAAAAGCTATGATAAAGTATCTTTTGAAAAAGTCTAAATAATTTTACAGATGCCTGAATTAAGACTAAAAATAAAGTTCAATAAAAATGAAGGGCTCATAATGAGTCCTTCAGAACTTTTAGACCTATATTTGTCTGGAATACCATTGTGTCATCCTAATGGAGCTAAGGTTAGTCAATCTACAGTTAAGCAAAAAATAGTAGCTGCACAAAGGCAACTTGAAAATTTCTTATCTATAAAGCTAAATAGACAAGAGATATTTGAAACTCAAGATTTTAACAGACAAGAATGGATGAGCTGGGGGTTTATAAAGACAGTTTACCCTATAATGGAGCCAAAAATACTTGAAGGCTACATTAATGAAATAAAACAAGTCACTTATCCAAAAGATTGGTTAAGTATAAAGAATAACAATGACAAAACTAAATTCAGAAATCTTCATTTAGTACCTAATACTGGTGGAGATGGAGCTACAATGACTAATCATGGTTTTGCATTTTCAGGAATAACTCCACATTTAGGTTATTATGGTTCAGACCATATACCTAATTATTGGAGAGTTACATACTGTACGGGATGGAAACCTGGTGAAATTCCTGCTGAACTATTAGATGCTGTAGGTAAGTTAGCTGCAATGCAACTTCTATCAATTACAGGTGATTTAATATTTGGTGCTGGTATAGGAAATCAAAGTATATCTATAGATGGTATATCTCAGACATATTCTACTACAAAAGGTGGTGGTAAGGGAGCATTTGCTGGTAGAATAGAGCAATATAAGAATGAGCTTGAAAATGAATTAGCGAGATTAAAAGCAGAATATGTAGGAATAACTTTTAGAGTAGTGTAATGGGTCAAGGTGAAAATTTTCAAAAAAGAGCAATAATAAGTGAAACTCCACCAGAAAGTGTAGAGCATCAAGTAAGATTTGAACCTCAAAGATTTAATTCACTTGTATTTGACAAAGGATATGATGTTTGGCATGATAAGGCTTATAGATGTCCTTGTTCTGTAAAAGGTGCTGGACAACCTTTGACTACATGTAATAATTGTCTTGGAGTTGGTTGGGTGTTCATTTCCAGAACTTCTACAAGAGTTGCTATACAAAGTATAAAAGCTGACGTCAAGTACGAAAATTGGAGTAAGACAACTACAGGGATGGCTAAGATAACTGCAAGAGCAATAGATAAATTAGCCTTTATGGATAGGATTATATTGCAAGATGTTGAAGGGTATTATAATGAGATAATTCGTACAAGAAATTTAAAAGACAAAATAATAGGGTTTACAGAATATCCTATAATAGAAATAGAAGATGTTATGTTGTTCGATGGAGATAAAAATCCATTAAAGCATCTTAAACAAGGAGTAGATTTTACTATTGAAGATGAGTCTAAATTAGTTATTGATCCTAAATATGGAGAAAGTCCTGTAATGTCTATAAGGTATAGACACTATATGACATATCATATTATTGATATGAATAGAGATATAATTAAAGTTAGACAAAAAAATTGTAAATTGCCTGATGAACAACTAAAAGAAATGCCTATTAGTGGTATAATGCGTAAGGCTCATTATTTATTCGATAACATAAAATATGAGGCAGAAGATAGACTAATTAGGAATGATGGTACAGACTAACAATGAAAATAGAATTAAACATAGATGAACTTATACAGGAATTTAATCTGCCTACAAATACTGCAGATTTTATTGTTGAATCATCTGTTGATTTAGTTACTCAAGAAATTTATCGTAATTGGACTCTTCAAGCTACAAAAGGTTTAAAATCTACAAGAAATGAATACATAAATAATCTTAATATAATTGAGAATAGTAGATTTTCCAGAACAATTCTACTTACTGGAAAATTACCTAATATGCTTGAAAAAGGTATTGGGCCATATGATATGAAAGAACACTTCAGGAAGAGTTCTAAAGTAAAGTATTCAGCTGTAAAAGATAAGCAAGGTAACATAAAATTAAAGTGGTATCTTACAATACCTTTTAGAATGGGGACACCTGGAATAGTAGGTGAAAATCAAGCATTTTCAGGAATAATGCCTGCAACTATCCATAATATAGTTAAAAACATGCCATCTAATAAAGGTTTGCAAGCTAAGAATATACCATCACCTTTTAATATACCAAGTAGTCGTAAGGCTATTGAATTGCCTAACAGGACTATACCAGAATATAAACATAAAACAAGCATATATGAGGGTTTAACTAAGAAAACAGCAGTTTATGGTAAGACTAATCAAAATATGTATGTTTCATTTAGAAGAGTTGGAGAAAACTCTGATCCCAATAGTTGGATACATAGAGGTATTCAGGCTAATAATTTTATGAAAAAAGCATTAAATGAAACACAAATAGAGATTGTTGTTGAAAATAATGTGGATCAAATTTTAAGTAATTTAGGATATGGCAAATAATGGAGAGGCAGTTTTAATGCCAGAAATAGTATTATACAATACATTAAAGTCTTTTTTTAAGATAATTAAAGATGACTTTTCAGAACAGACTGAACAAGAAGATACGCTATTGTATAAGATATTTGCAAAAGACAATTGTGATAATGATGTTAAATTTGAAAATTTTAATTATCTTGAACAAGCAATTCAAACTTTTGTAAATAAAACACCTGAAGTTAATTTAGGTTATAATATGGAAGTTAGTGCTATGGGTTGTGTTCACATATTACTGCCTCAAGAAACTGGTAAACCAATGGCAATAGGGGCTGACGAGAATTATCAACCTAATATTATAAATTCTGAAGAAACAGAGTATAGAGCAGTGTTTACTCAATCATTTTCATCTACATATAATTTGATGATAAGTTCTGAAAATACATTTGAAGTAATTTTGATTTATAATCTTATGAAAGCTGGTTTGATAAGTTTAAATGCACATTTAGGATTATCTGGATTACAAAATCCAAGAATAGGTGGTAGTGATGTGACTATGCAAAATGATTTAATACCACCTCATATATTTCACAGATCATTAACTATAAATTTTGATTATGAAGTGAATGTTCCTAATTTCTTTTCCAGAAAAATAATAAAAGATTTTGTAGCTGAAGGAACTCCAATACCATAATAATTCAAACAATAACAGTTATTATTGAAATATAAAATCATAAATCATGACTGTAGAAAAATTCGCAAGTAAATACAAAATGTCATCAAGAGATAAGGCTATTGCTAAAAAAATCTATGGTGATGTAGAAAAAGATGAAGCTCAGTGGATAAATGAGCTTAAAGATAAATTTGTTTTCGATTATGATAAAGCAGATAAAATCTTAAAAGTAAAAGAGATCAAGAGCAAGTCTTCATCTAAGAATGAAAAAGACGATAAAAAAGCCGAAACAAAGGCTAAAACTAATAATAAAAAATAACGAGCATGGCAACAGTTGTAAGTTTCAATGGTAAACGAATTATAGAGCCAGGTGTCTATTCTCAGATTAAGAGTGGAATACCTGCAAGACCAAATAGCTTTTCATTTGGTAACCTTATGATTATAGATACAGGAAGTGGAGCTAAATATGGCGGTGGTTCTGGTATTAATGGTCAATTTGCAAATGGTTTAAATGCTGTTTATTCTTTTGATGATGTAGATGACTTTAAAGCCTTTGTTAAAGGTGGTTTAATGTGGGATTTAGCAGATTATATATTTAATCCTTTAAATGGCGCATCTGGACCAGAGACAGTATATATCGCAAGAGCAGCAGAAACTACTCCAGCAGAAATTAACCTAAACTTAGTAGGTGGAGGAGCAAATGGAGGAACAGTAACATTATTAGCTAAAAACGAGGGTGAAGCTGGTAATGGTAAATTAGATGAACAACTTGCTGAAGCAGTAGTAAGAATTGATCTTTCAGGTGCTGCAATTGGTCAAGATTATAATATAGATTTTACAATAGATGGAACAGTTTATGGTTTCAATCATGTATTAGAAAGTTTATCTACAATACAAGAACAAGCTGCCATGGCTGATGCTATAAATTCTGATAATACTGGAGTTACAGCATATGTTCGTGATCAATATTTAATATTAGTTGCTCCAGATAATACTGGAGATACTTGGAATGATGAAGAAATAACTTTAAGTGGAGATGTAGTAGCTCCAGCAGGATATACGGCTAAATTCCAAAATGGAGTTAATGGTACTAAGTTAATTAGAGGTTATGCTGCAAAAGTTATTACTGCTGAAACAGATGGTTATTTACAAGTAGAATTTTATGAAGGAACTTACAATGGTGCTACTCCAGATGGAAATCATTATGGCGGATTAGAGCCTAAACAAACAAAGCCTGATTTATTAACAGTAAGTCCTGAATTTAATAATATAGATACTTTTATACAATGGGCTAAAAACGATTTTGTATTAGGTAAGATTTTTGGAGTTTCTGAAAATTATATAATCAATGGAGATGGCTCAGTAGATGAAGATGATGTTACTGATTTAGTACTTGCAGAAAATGGTTCAGAAACTTACAATCCAGCTGATTTAGATAGACTTCTTGATGATATAAGAGAATTAGACAATACATTCTTTTTAAGTGATAGAGGTGGTGATCAAGCAAGAAGTGTTCAGAATATGAAAATACTTAATCATATCCAAGACGATGCTGAGTTTGATAAATTCTTAATTGTAGCTGGTGGGGATGATGAAACTAAATTTGAAGGTGATCCAAATTCAAGTATAGAAATAGCTAAATTTTTCGATACTACAGATGTTATAGTAGTTCACTCTGGTATAAATAAAGAAGTATTCAATACTGGATTGTTTGAAAAGATGCCTGCTTTGTATCATGCTGCTAACTTTGCTGGACGCTTAGGTGGACTTGAATCTCAAGTGCCTGCAACATTTAAGGCTTTACGATTGAAAAACTTTAGACACGTTTTAGGCATGAAAGAACGTGAGAAAGCACTTCAGGCTGGAGTAATACACAATCGTTTCGTGCCAGGCATAGGTAACGTGGTAAACCAAGCTGTAAACTCATTACAGCGTAATACTCAACTGATAAATACGGATGGAACTTCATTCGAGATATCAATTATGAGAATTGGAGCTCAATTGAACAAAGAATTAACACTGAATATGAGACCTTTATTTGTAGGTAATAACAGAGGCACTGTTACTGCTGCAGATGTTAAGTCTTTTGTAGAGGGTTATTTACTTAGTAAAACAGCAACTACAAATTCTGATAACTTAATAATCAGTTTCAAAAATATTACTGTACGTCTAATTGAAGACTACTATGATGTTAAATATGGATTTGTTCCTAATGGTCCAATAAATAAATTGTTTAATACTGGATTTATGTTAGATACTAATTTATCAGCATAATAACTAATAAAAAGAAATAAGATGGCACAAAAAGTAATGACTGCTCCTTTGGCGATTATAAAAGTAGATGGTATCGCAGTTGGTAAAATGAAAAATATCCGTGTTACCGAAAACATAAGACGTGGTAAGGTGCAAGGTATAGGTGAATTGACTCCTCAAGAAGTACCTGCATTAGATTGGAGTGGAACTCTTAATGCTGGTTTCTATTCTATCACTTTCAACAATCAAGATCAATTGATTAAGAAAGCATTGTTACGTAATGTAAACAACTTACAAGAATGGGTCGACACCGTTCTATTACAAGAAGATGGGATAACGATAGACATTATGAAAAAAGTCAAAGATTATCAAGACCCAGCGACAGGGATTATATATCCAGAATTTGAGCTATTTGCCAGCATTAGAAGTGCTTTTAGTACTAAAGAGGGGTTTGATATATCTGAAGGTCAGATATCTGGCAGAGACGTGGATTTTGAGTATATAACACCTATCTTATTCCCAGTATAGAAACAAATTTTTAATAACGTAAATTTTTTAGAATGGTTTTACAACAAATTATTCAAATCAAAGGTAAGGACTACAATGTAAAGTTTCCAACAGTAGGACAACTTATGGATATTGAGTCGTTTAAAATATCTTACACAAATGGTAAGTATATTGATATGGCATTAAGTGGTATGAGAGTTCATTTATTTGCTTTAGATATAGCAGATGCTTTGTCTTATTTCGCTATACTCATTCCAGAATTGAAGACTGATTTAAAGGTTAAAAACTGGCGTGATATAGATATAAATTTAGCTAAAGAACTTGTTGAAGTCTATAAAGACAAATTCATTCCTTGGTACAAACCTATCATAGACGATTTATACGGATTTGATAAAAAGGGTGAACAAGATGGCAAACAAGTTAAGGAATGATATCCATAAATTCATAATAGATTGGAATCAAAAATTTCCAATAGACTACTGGTGGAGAACAAAATACTCAATTCCATTTGGTAGCGAAAAACATCGCAATACTACATTTATAGATATGTTCATCGATTATGAAGAAGATAAATTGATGAACAATATCTACAGAGAAAACTTACCTGAAGATGATAGCTTAGTAGGTAATTCTATGAATCAACAAGACATAGATGACGCTTTTGACAACATTGATTTAAGCAACTATAATAATGTAAAAGAAGATAACTAATGTCTGATGTTAACATAAATATTCGTGGTAGAGATGATGGTTTAGGTAACCAATTAGATAATTTGCGCCAAAAAGCAAAAAGTCTTGGTAGAGACATAGATGACTTGAACAGAATGTCTCAAATGACTCCTACTGAAAGAAAGTTATCTATCAAAGATGTTAATGATGATACGTTAAGAGAGCAAAGACGTAGAATTAAACAAGAATTTGAGGAAGCAAGAAAGGCTAATGATAGAGAATTTTCACAAGCAAGAGATGATTTCAGTTCTGGTAGAATATCTAAGGAAGCATTTGATGAACAAAAGAAGAGATTTTCCAGCAGTAATTTAGACTTAAATACTGAAATGGAGCAAGAACTCTTACAGGTTGAAAAAGAGTCAGCTGCTTTACTTAGAGAAATTTACAAAGAACTTGCAACTCAAGATAAATTAGACCGTGAAAGAGCACAAAGAGATAAGGATGAATTTAATGAAAGCAAACAAGGTGGTTTATTTGGTAGTTTAGCTTCAGAGAATAGAAAATTAAGAGCACAACAAGCAGCATCAACAGATGAGGCAGAAATTAAGTTATTACAAGACAGAATTGACAATAACAATTCTCAGATGCGTAGCTTAAAAGATACTGGTAATGACACAGATTATAGTGGTTTTCAAAATGGAGCATTAGCAGCTGCAAGAGGGGATTTATCTGGAACTGTAATGGGTGGTATGCAAGGATTTGCTGGTATGGGTAAATTAGCTAAAGGATTTACTATTGCAGGTTTAATTGCTATGGTTGTAAAGGAATTTATAGGTCATGGTGATAAAATACAAGAAGCAATAGGGCAATCAGCTGCTATGCGTGGTATGGGAAAGACAGGTGCAGGTACTAATAGTAGATTACAAGAAATAATTGCTGGAGATAGTAGAGTTAATGATTTAGGATTAGGTGGAGAAGATTTAGCTGAAATGATGAATCAAAAGGCTTTAGCATCCAGAATGACTGGTGATTTGACTGGCAGAACTCTTGATGATTTAGCATTCCAAAAAGGATTTGGAGCAGATGTAGGTATGTTTTCACAATTTGAAAGATTTACAAAAAATCAAGAAAATTCTACAACTATTGGTTTAGATGTATTGAATGTCTTAACTTCTATACAAAGAAGTAATTTAAAAGAGGGTGATTTAGCAGCTTTAGGTGAAAAGTTAGACTCACAACAAACTATAATGTCTATTCAGAGACAAAAACGTGACTCTGTAGATAATACTAATGCTTTAAGAGTTTTAGCAGCATTTGAAAGTATAGGTTTAAGTGATAAGGGTGAAAAAGGTGGAGACTTCTTATCTCAAACTATACAAGGATTAGGTGAAGGTGGTGGAGACAATGCTATGTTGTTAAAGTATGAAGCAGCAAGAAGAGCAAGACCTGATTTAGCTAATGATCCAGCAGCACTTAGAAGATTTGTAAGATTTAATTCTGATGATCCAACTTACATGAAAGAAGCATTAGGATTTTTAGGTGATGTTTCAGGTGGAGATGAAATGGCTATGGACGATTTGATTTATACATTATTTAATCCTCAATCTGAAAAGGATATGCAAATGTATAAGAAAGCTATGCGAGGTGATGAAGGGTTTAATAGACTTCTAACTGGTACTGGAATAGAAGATATGAAGCAGCGTAAAACAACGCTTGATAAGGATACAATGTATGAAGATGCTATGAAAACAGTTGGTGCTGTAACTGAAGCGATGAACGGATTTTCAAATTTCATGCAACAATTATTTATAGACCCATCTGGAGCACTTAATGTTAATGTTGTTTCAGATAAAACAAAAACAGGTAAGTCCAATAGTACGACTATACCAGCTAACAAAACAAGAACAGGTAAATAATGGGTAGAATAGTAGAACTTCATTATAATGGTGAAATTGGTTATAATCAATCTTTAAAGAATGTAATTCAATTCTTTAAGGCAACAATCACAACAGATGAATTCTTAGATTTTAAGGGTGAGAATGGTTTAAGTAATAGAGAACTTGTTTTTGATACATATGATGTAAAAACAAAAATAAAACAAGACTTAGCTGATCAAGATGGAGTAGATATAAAAACCTTTGAAGATATAGATGTTCTTATGCCTTGTCCTGTTCCTATGGTTTTCTTCATAGATGGAGATTTTATAACAAAAGATATAATAGTAGGTCAAGGCAATTTATTAGCTGACAATTTTTCAGTTACAAATTTAGGTGTTTCAAAAGATCAAGAAAAATCTGCATTTAGTGCTTATACTAATAAATTTTTTGAAGAAAATATAAGATTTATAGAAGATAACTTCAGTGATAATTCTAAAATTGATTATTTTGGAAATTCTGAAAGACAGCATTTAAGTCCAACCGTATGGATATGGTGTAAAAGTTTAAATGAAAATGGAGAATTTAATCCTAATTCTATATTCAATCTAAGTCCTTTTATACAATCATTAGATATAAACAATACTGAAACAGGTGGTAATTTTTCTTTGAATTTAATTCCTATTAGTGGTATTTTAGATACAGATGAAGATGGTTTACCAGTAGGTATTTGGCACCCTTTAAAGTCACAATATGTAAAATTTAAAAAGAATGGAAGAGATAATTTCTTTTTCAGAAGTATTTTAAACCAGCGAGGCACCAGAAAAACTACTGATGAGGGATATATTACTCCAGATACCACTTTCGGCAGAAGATACCAGAATACAAGTACTAATAATCTGAATTTCCAAGATGTGAAACAGGATGGAGAAGTTAGCACAACTATTCGTAGTGAAGTTTTGTTTAAAAATATGATTGCTGAGAATGACGTTATATTTATAAGTTTTCATGAAAGAAATTTCGCAGACAATATGTCAGATGATTTTTTTATAGGTCATCATAATTTAGCAGAACAAGAGTGGGATATGATTGGGTTAGTAGATACTAATTCAACAGGTATTGTTTTTGAAAATTCAGATGTAACATCTGATATATCAGGTCGTGATTTAATGAAATTGTTGTTAGAGGATGGATCATATTTCTTTGCTAAAAGTTTTACTAATCCAGATGACTCTAATACAGCATTTGATAATGTTGATTTGCCATTTTCTGGAGATGATTCCAATACTACAAATCAAAATTTTGAAGGTAATGGGAAATCCTTAAATAGACTTGTGACAACAGGAATGATAAATATGTTGTTTGGACAAGAAGCAAGAAATGTTCATTTTGTAATGAATTTATTGATTAGTAGATTAGCTAATATTGAAATTTGTCCTACTCAATTATTTGAGTATTACGGAGATAAAAGAACTAAATTTTCTGTACCTACTTATGAAACAGTAGTTGAAGAAGTAGATACAGATGAAGATATAGATAAAGATTAATGTCAGTATATACAGAAAATATAAAGCATATAAATAAACTTCATCCAAATGTAAGACAAGCATTTACTGGATTTGAAGCAGATTGTCGAGCAGCAGGGCTTGAAATAAAAATTTATTCGAGCCTTAGAACTTGGCAAAAACAATCTTATCTTTATAATAGGTATAAGTCTGGAAAAAGTAAAATTCCAGCTGCAAGACCTGGAAATTCATTTCATAATTATGGATTTGCGATAGATTTTTATGTATATTCATCATCAAGTAAAAAATTTGTAAGAGAATATTCATTATATCAAAAAGTTGCTAAAATAGCTAAAAAATATGGTATTTTCTGGTTAGGTTCAAAGATACGTTCAGAGATGCATCATTTTGATATGGGTGGCCAAATTGGACCAAGCAGAACTGATATAAGGAATAAATTAAAATCAGGTTTTTTAGCTGGAAGATTAGATGATGAAGGGTATGTTATAATTGATGAACAAACTGGCATAAAGTACCTTGAAACTTATAAACAAAATTGGAGCATATCTATTGGAACAGAAGCATTAACTGTAGATAAAACTGAAGAAGAGCCACCAGAGCCATTATATACTACTAAATTATCTAAAGTTGAAGAATTCAATGCTGTAGGTATTTGGCAAATTGTGAAGTTAGTAGCTGACCAATATTCTTTAAGTCAGAATGTAAATGATGCAACAATAGCATACAATCAAGGCAGTTTATTTAATTTTGTACAAAAAGTAGTTCAAAAACCTTGGTTGCAATTTTGGGGTGATACTGTAAAAGATCAATATTATTTCTTTGTAAGAAAAGAACCATTTGATTATAATGGTTGGGTAGATTTACCTTTCATAGACGATATAAATGACCAGTCAGTCATATCAGATGATTTAGATTGGTATAATGGTGATATATTTTCTTGGTTCCAGATAATCCCAAGAGGTTCATTCTTAGGACAGCAAGACCTTATATTTGCTTATGTAACAGCTGTTTTCTTTGAAGAATATGCTGAGATATGGGGCAGTAAGCCTAATATACAAGTTAGTAATTATGTTAATTTTAGAAAAATTAATGGACAATCTTCTATGCTTGATAAAGCCTTAGAAGATTTAAGATATATGGTTGAATCAAATATGTATCTACCATTCACCAGACAAGGAACTATTGTATTACGTGGAAAGTCTAAAATAAAAAGAGGTTATAAAATTAGATATTTTCCAACTGGAGAAGTATTTTATGTAGATGCAGTTTCTCATAGATATAACATTACAGAAACTGGGCCAGAATTCACTACTGTATTACAAGTAAGTAGAGGTATGAAAATGGAGTATGTAATAGCACCTACTGGTTCAGATACTATAAGTTATTTTAATCTTATATCTTTTGATAATCCACCTAATTTAGTAGAAAAAACTATTGAGACTGTAAAAGATGGAAGTGCATATTTTTATTTTGATAATGCCAGAAATTATCTAATAGATTTAGATGAAAATTTTGAAGATAGTAATGATACTATTAGTAGAAAAATGCAAGAACAAATTAAAGATTTTCCATCTTTAAGAGCAGAATTACATAATAGAAATACTCAAACCATAGAATTAGCAGCTGACTTAATCAATAGACATCCAGAAGCAAAACAGTTCATTTCTAAAGGTTTTGTAGATAGTGATGGTGATAGAAGATTTGATAGATTAGCTAAACAAAGAGCAGTTACTGTAAAAACATTAATAATTGAATCTTATTTGTCCAAGTATAATCATTTCACAAAAGCTCAATTAGAAGAGATGATTATAATAGATTTTGATGTAAGTGGAAATACTTTTGCTGCTTTTGATATAGATGGACAACCTTTAGATTATAATGATATAGCTAAGTCAGATAATGAAAGAAAACTTAAAGTAAAAGCATATCAAAGATATTGTAAATTCAATTTAGTACCTTATGAAGTTGAAAAAGAAACTGAGACAGAACAAAAAGGTGTAAATTGGAGTGTGAATGATAAGGTATTTCAATATTTTCTAAATAGAAAACAGTTTGCAAATGAACAATGATAATGATGAAATATTAGGTATAAAAGGAATACCAAGTGAAAACTTGAGTGCTGGCGTTGGATACGTTATCATACCAGATGGAGAAGACAGAGACAAATACATAGAAGATGTATATAGAAGTGGTAAAATTTCTATATATGGCGGATATGGTCACAGTAATTTTTATAATATACATATTGATAGAGAAGTATTACAAAGAATACAATTTCCTAAAAAACCTAATCAATATGGTTCTCCAGTAGTTTGGCTAAATGTTCCAAAGCATAATGAGCCAATAGTTATATCTTGTTTGAAATATGATGAAACTCTTCATACTCTATCAGAATTTAGAAAGCGTTTAACCAGAAGTTTTAATGGTTCTATGGTAGATGTAGACTTAGATGCTAAAAAGGGTAAAATAACCATTTCTGCCAAAGGAAACAAAGAAAAAAGAGGTGAAATTGAGATTAACTTAACCAGTATAAATAATGATGGTTTATTGAAGTTAGATATAAATGGTGAAGTGTTATTAAGAAGTACTAATAGAATTGTATATGTATCAGAAAATAAAATAGAAACAGCTGTAACAGATAAGTCTGGTATAACTAAAGTATTTACAAGACTAAATTCTGCAAAGGATGAGAATAGGTTTGAATATAAGGATGAATTTGAAAATGAAATTACAGCAAATAAAGACCTTATAAATATAAAGGATGGAAAAGAAAATGAGATTGAATTAAATGAAACAGGAATTTCTCATGTAAGTAAGGCTATAAGTCTTGGAACAAAAGATGGGTCAAAAGAGCCTGTAACATTAGGTAAGACAAACACTAAATTACATCAAGATCATATAACTGAGTTAATTTCTGAAATTGATTTAATTGTTAAATATTGTGATACACAATCTTCTATTACAAGTGCATTAGTATGGTTAAGTCCTTTAACACCTGGCTATAGAGTTCTATCAGGTGCATTAGCTGGAGTAAAATCTAAATTACAAACCTTAAAAGAAAATGCACCACAGACAGAAAGTAAACAAAATACTACTGATTAATGGCTTTAGATATACAAATATTGGAAGATGGATTTTTAGATATTCTACAAAATCCACCTCAGAATATAGATGAATATATTGATAGGGTTTGTGAGAATTTTCATCAATATGCATCAGCTGTAATACCAGCATCTTCAACAAGTAATGCTGCATTACAAGCTATGAAATCTATTATGCCAGTAGCTCCAAGAATGGAAAATGTTTATAGAACTTATGTGAATATACTTGCGACTGGTATGATCACTTCAAATTTTAATGGAACTCCACCACCATCATTATTAGTTTTTGATAGTTTATTACCATTAGGATTATCAGGACAACAAGAACAATCTGCTTTAGGTATGGCTCATATAATTCATACTTGGATGAAAACTGGTTTAGCTACTTTGATACCTTCACCTCACACAACAGTTAATTGGTCGTAAATATTCTTGTACAGCTATTACTTATTCAAGAATATTTTATCAATTATGTCTAAAGAAATAGTAAGAAAAAAAGCACAAGATGTGATATCAACATTAGGTAGAAGTGCATTGCATGCAATAGCACCTGATGATTTTGAGTTATATGCCTGTTCTTTAGAGTTAGTAAATTCTTATGGTGAAATTGAAGAAATTTTCCATTTTCCAGTTATGCCTAATGGAATACAAATTGGCAGACAATCTTTAGCGAGTATAAAGAAAACTGGTCAAGGGTATCTAAGTCAATTTAGTAATACATTTGTAGGTAAGAATATAAATATAAATGGTACTTTTGGTAGAAAGTTTAGACTGTTAGTTGGTGATTTATCTAATAGGAGTTTATCAGCTGCTGAAAAACAGCAATTTGATCTAAAGATAAAGACAGGATATGGTGCTTTCAAATTATTAGAGAAAATGGTTGAAAAATCTTTTGAATTAGATGAAAAATATAATCAACCAAGACTTCTGATATTTCATAATTTTGCTATAAATCACCATCATATAGTAGAGGTTATAAATTTCAGTCCTACTCAAAGCATGGAAAATAATATGCTTTGGAATTATACTTTAGAAATGAAAGCATTAGCTGAAGCATCATCATTAAGTTATAATGGGAATAAAAAAGGTCATTTGGTGAATTTATTAGCTGTGTCTGCATTACAAAAGAGTGCCAATATAGTATTTGATAACATTTCTTTACAAGGACTTGAAAGGACAGGAGCAGAATTGAATTTGTTTTAATTATGGTAGAAAAAGATTTGATACAAAAATTTGAAAAGATAGCTAATTTTCCAGTTAGTTATTTTCTTACAGATTCAAGAGATTTTTTCAAAGATGATTTTCCAAAAATAGTTTCATTTTTCAAAGGTGAAAGTGATTTTATTGATAAGAAGCATATTAAAATGCTTAATAAATTATCAGAACAATCTTTACAAATTAGTTATATATTTTCTGATAAAAAGAATTTATTAAATACGGTAGATTATTGGGAATTACTTGATTCCATAGAAACTCTCACCACTAAATTTAAAACTGCTCAGAATATATCTAAGTATTTAAGATCATCAATCCTGCAAGCTAAAAATAAGTCTGGATTTGTGTTTGAACATATTACTGATCAAGAACAAACATTGGAAAGTATATCAGACAATATTCTTGGTGATAGGAATTATAATAATGATTGGACAAAAATAGCCTTAGAAAATGATTTAAAAGAAGTTGATTGGGATATTTCTGGTGGAGATAAATTGCGATTAAGAAAACGAATTTTCCAATCTAATCTTGTAACTTCAATGATTGACAACACAATTGGAGAACGTATTTATGGTAAGGACATAAAAAGATTATTGAATTTTAAGGATGGAGACCTTGAAACATTATCTTACAAGGATACAGTTTATCAAAGTGTAGATATACTTTCTACACTGAATAAAAACGATATACCAGAATTCAAATTTTTAGGTTTAAATTCAGATTTGTATAAAGGTACTAATTTTTCTCAATTAAATTATCCATCAATTGCAAGAGAATTAGAAAGGAATTTCAGAACAGATGATTTGTTTAGAGATTTTGAAATTAAGAAAATGGAATATAAAGATGGGGACATTTTTATCGAGTTCTCAGTGGACACGAAATATGAACTCACTGTAATAAAAAATGTATCATTATGATAACAAAGATAACAACAGTTGAAGAGTTAAAACAGATATTTACAGAAACTCTTTTGAATAATACAGATGAAGTAACAAAAATTTCAGATGGGAGTGTTCTTAATGGTATAGCATATGGTAATGCTAAATTAGCTCAAAAGATACTGAAAGATGTAGCAGTAATAGAAAGTCATTTGTTTCCTGATTCAGCTGTAGGTGAATATCTTGATAATTTAGCTAAATTAAGAGGTATTGCTCCAAGATTGCCTGAAACAAAAGGTTCGACATATGTTAGAGTAGTGGGAACACCTGGTGTTACTTATACTCCAAATGTTCATGTATTTAATGGTAAGGGTGAAAATTTTGATGTAGTAGAACAAACTATTATACCAGATACAGGATTTACGTATGTAAAAGTTAAAAGTCAATCATTTGGTTCTAAGGTTAATATATCTGCATTAGCTATTAATAGAGTTAATCCTATACCAGTAGGTCATGAATATTGTGTTAATGAATTTAAAGTAGAGGGTGGAAGAGATTTTGAAAATGATGATATGTTCAGAAAACGTATCAAGGAAGAGGTGAATGTACTTGCAACCAAGACAATATCTTATTTAGAACAAGTTTTACGCAAGATCAATCCAGATGTTTTGAGAGTTAAAAATATTGGATTGAATAATACTGGAGATGTAGTTATTGCTATAGCTACTGTAAGTGGAGTAGAACTAACTACAAGTCAATTAAATGAAATAAAAGTAAAATCAGAACAGTTTTTATCTATGGCTGAATTTAAACCAAATGGATTAAATAGTTATGGAATAGAATTTGTAAATGTTTCTTATTTTCCAATAGATGTTAGCTTTAGAGCAGATATCAATAGTTCATATGATTTGGATCAAGTTAGAAAAAATATACAAATAGCTTTAAATAAAGTTGTTGATTGGAGAACTTGGAAAGATGGTGGATATATAGATTGGATAGACCTTATAAATGCTGTAAAGGGAGTGAATGGAGTGGAACGTGTGTTAGATAATCATTTTTATCCAAATACTCATGTAGAAATACCAAGAGGTTATTTGCCAAGAATGAGAGGATTTACAATGATGAATATACAAGGTGTATTGATAAAAGACTTACAAGGTGTATTGAATCCTAACTTCTATCCAGCTATTTCAGATTTTGCTTATCAAGCAACTGTTTTAAAATCTTTATAATGAAAGAAAAAACATTAAATACAATATCGAAGTCTAATGTTAATAATTTAGATAGTTTGAATTCATTAAATGGATCAATTTCTATACGTACAGATTTTGTTAAAGAACAGGTCATTGATGATAATAACAATGTAGTAGATTTAAATGCTACTACAACAGATGAGATAGAAATACTTGAAAGTAGAAAAAGAAAAAATGGGATTGAAGGAATTGAAGGTGAATTGTTAATTAATCAAAATATAAAACCGATATTTCAAGTAGATGTAGATGGTTCTATTTTAGTCTCTGATGAAAATGTAGAAGACAAATATGAAATCAATGATCAAGGTGAACTAATTTTCAAATTTTAATTATGGCAGTAATCAACAATACAGTAAGTGAAATAGGAGATGTATTATTTATATATTCTCAAGTAGCTATTGACGGTGATTTAACCTTAACTGGTTTCACTGATACAATTGAAGGTGAAACTGTTGATAGGTATTTTGAAAAGCAATTTAGATATTCTACAGACAATTTGAATTATAGTAATTGGATGGAATTATCTAATTCTAATATACAATCTATTAATGAACTTGTTAGAGGTTTATTATTCTTAGAATTCAAATACACGAGGTCTGGATCAGATAATTCTGGGATATTAGAATTTCAAAATCTTGAAGTTGAAGGTAACATTATATTACAGATTTGTAATAATACTGCTACAATGGAAAGTATTTTCAACGAATTGTATTGTAATGATTTTTATACTACTTCTGTCAGAAATAATTTATTACGAAAAATCTTTCATCATGGAATAGTACCTAAATTTATAGAACGTGGAGAGGGTATAGATGATGAAGATTTTATAGCATTTTGGGGTGCTATTTGTATGTTTTTAGCTTTTGTAAGTTCATTCAGTAATAATTTTGATTTTATTTTCTTTAGAAGAGATATGCTTGTTGAATATCTTCATCAACAAGGCTTAAAGTTCTGTAAAAAAGAAATAACATTTCAAGACTTACAATATCTAACATCTTCACTTTATGAAGAAATAAGAAAGCGTGGAACTAAATTAACTTATCAATCTAAATTTACTGAATTATTAGATGGTAATTTCACACAAACTGATGGAGAATGGTTGAGACTTCTTTGTAGAAATAGATATGATGAATTTTTATTAGATATTATACCTAAAGAAAATCATGGTTTTTGTTTAGGTCATTCGTCTCCAATGTATAATGGTACTAACTATTCTACTCAGTTGAATAAAACAGAAGAGAATACAGAAGATTTTTTAGACTTATCTAAGTACAATACTGTAGGCTCAGTAGCATTGGATACAGATGGTTCTAAGCAATGTTTACTTTTAGATGATAATAATTATAGTGGGATAGGTTTTTCTGACTTTAAACCATCTAATTTAGAAAAAATAAGTGATTTAATTTCTGTAGATGATGAAATAGATTATGAGATAACTTTTGATGTAAAAATTATTGGCCCATCATCTGATATATATTTTGGAGTAAATGCTTTTAATAGAAATGGAGCATACAAACCTTTAGGATTTAAAAGTATTTTGAATAATAATATACGTGAACATTTCTTTAATGGTCCAATGAGTGATATAGCTAAGATAGGTGATGAATGGTATTCTGTACGTGGTATAATATATGCTAAAAATAGTAAAATTATCAATTCAAATGCTGCAAGATTAAATTTCAATAAAGGCGAAAATCTAAAATTTAATGAAAAAGAAAATATAAGTTTTATAGCTATAAATTTACAATGTACTACTTTTAATGAAATTTATATACATAACTTGAAAATGAGACCTTTAATACGAGGCAAAAATATCTTACCAAGATATACAAGTTTATTACAAGTTATATCAAATCCATTTACGTTGACTACCAAACCAGTAAAGCGTATTGATCCATATGTGAAAAATCCTCAATTTATACAAAGTGCTACACAAGTTTTAAATTGGCGTAGAAACAATAATGAAAATATGACTGATATAGAAGTAGATAATTTCATTCAAGAATATCTATTGCCATATCAACAACAGATAAATAGCATCCCCTTAACACCTAAAGTGGATGACAAACAGGTATTATTTTAACAAAATTTAAGACAAATGGGATATTTAAAGTTTAGTGAAAATATGTTTCTTGAAGTTGCTGAATTTAAGCGTCTTCAGAAATTTCTTGATAAGAACGGAATAAAGAGACATACGCTAATAAATACGGATATATTTGGGTTGGTAAGACAAGCTGTTTTGCCACAAGTTGGTTCTATAGAATTAGCTGATTCATTTTATGTTGCAAAAGCTGGCACACCATTCGATAACGTGATAGTTAATCCTGGTATTGCAGTTGATTCAGATGCGAATTTAATTATAAATGCTAAAGCACAAAATTTACAAGTTCCAAATGATGGCTTATGGTATTGGTTGAAAATAAAGCATAAGTTTGATGTAAAGGAAAATGGAGTTGTAAGTATTGATACTCTTGGAAATATGACAGGAGTAGGAACAGAATTTACTCAAATACTTAGAGGTCAACCAAATTATCCAGCTAAAATAAAATTTCTGAATTCCACAACTGGCAATGCTGATGTGTATGAAGTTGTTAAGGTTATTAACGATACTTCAGCAATATTACAAGGTGATTTTACAGCTGAGCAAGATTTAGAGTTTGGAGTATATGGAACTTTCACACCTGGATATCCTGTTCCTACAGATGATCAAATGATATTTCAGTATGACTCTGTAGAAATAGAAATGATACCTGAAACAGTATTAGGACAAGCACCTAATTACTTACTAAACAAAGAGTTCTATATTGCACGTGTTCGTAATAATGGAGTTGATGTAACCTTACAAGATAAGCGTATTAATTGGTGGGAGACTGAAGCAATGGCTTATCTGAAACAAATTGATAGAACTCTTCAAAATCCACTCATAGGTGTTGAAGCTGTAAAATATGATATTGGAACTTCTACCAGAGCAAAAAATTTAGTAGAGTTAGCATGGGGATTTAGAACTGATAAATATACCATAGATACCAGTTCTAAGAAAATTTCTATACTTATAGGTGAGGGTGGATTGTATAAAGATACTTCTCACTTCCAAAGTGGAGATTTTAATGGTTGGAGATTATATGCTAAAAATGGTAGCTGGAGAACTATTATAGATAGCCAAAAAACAGGAACACAAATTGTAATTACTCTGGATGTTTTAGAGCCTACAGAATATTCTATAAATACCTTAACTAATTCTGATACTGTACAAGATCAAATTTTTATAGCTCCACCATTTGAAGCTATAGAATTTAGATTTAGACAAGATGGAAATCCAACTACATTAGCTGCTCAAATTGTAGATGATGAAGATGAAAATCCTAATCCTAATTGGCCAACGCTTGAAAAAAAGTTTAGATATAATATAAATACACCATTAGCAAGAGCAAGTGTGCCTGCATTAGATGGTTGCTATAAATATAATCTAACTTATAGAGTAAAAATATTCAATGAATATACAGATTGGTTAGTAATGCCAGATGATCTGATAGGTTATTATAATGAAACTTCTTTTGATGAAAGAGGTAATTTAAACAGTAATCAATTAGACAGAACAAGAGTACCATATGAAGGACATTTAGAATATGGATTTATAAGGCTATGTGAACATCCAAATTCTTTTAATAATTTCCAAGAATATATAGATACTGGAGATTTATTTGGAGTGAATACTACTGAATTTGCAAATTCAACACCAACATTAAATTTAGTGGTTGGAGAAAGTAAGCGTTATCAACATTTTAAAGGTCAAGAATTAGCATTAAGTGCAGATATGTATATTCATCTTAATCGTAAAGATATAGATGGAAACTTCTTTAGAGAGGGTAATACATTCTATATACATATAGAACAATGGATAAATTTATCAACTTTTAAATTAAGAATAGTAGAAGATTTTGTTGATCCAACAAACTTTACTGAATTAGCTAATTTAGATGCTAATGATATGATGTATGTTAGGAATAACACTATAAATAATACAAGTCAAAATCTTAGAAGAGGTTTATTCATAACTTGCACTTATAATGAGTTTAATCATTGGATAGTCAGTTACGATACAGAGACTTGTCCAAAAGGAACTACAAGAATGTTTAAAGATATACCATCTAATACTTTTGATAGTTCAGGAAATGGTCAAAAACAAGGATTTTGGGGTTGGAAGAGAATAGATGGAATGAATGATGCATTTCCAGTAGGAACTTTAAATACAGGAGCAACTGGTACTTTAGAGGGTGAAAATAGTGTCGTTCTTGATGCAAGTAATATGCCAAGACATACGCATACTATTAATGATCCAGGTCATACGCATGATGTAACTATAAAACAAGGTAGTGATGATCACTCTTCTGGTAGACATAGTAACTCAAGAATTGACCGTGATAGAACTTATACAACTACAAGAGCATATACTGGAATTACTCTTAATCCGAGTGGTTCTACTAATCCAGCAGCAATAGATAAGCGTCCAAAGAGGATGAAATTTGTTTTTGCTGAAAAAATAGTTTAAGAAATGATTTTATTACTTTCAGGAGCAACTCATAAAAATGCTCAACAATTAGACCTTAATAAAAGTCTTGGTGGATTAGTTTCATCAACACCAGTGCCTAATGGTAGAATTAATGGTTTATTTTCAGATGTTTCTAATTATACCATAAATAATAATTCAGTAGAAACAGTTGGTGTATTTTTACACAATAATACTGAGAATGATTTAGCTAATCTAACCTTACAACAAATTTATGAAGAAAATAATTTATGTAAATTTGAATTCGCTGTAGTATCAGTAACAGATACAGGTGCTATGGAATTAATTGGTAGTAGATTTGAAGAGCCTTTTTATGCTAATTGGTTCGAGCCTACTGATCAAACTTTAGTAAAGGATTTATTCAAATCAGATGAGTTGATAGGCTTATGGATTAGACGAAGTATAATAAAACAAGAAGATAATGCGATTGATCCATGTGTAAATATGGAATCAAGTGAAGTAGATATAGATGAGTGCTTAGAAGTTATTTTTAGTCATGATTAACCAATTGTTTGGTGTGTAATATTTTTGCTTAAAGCCTTAGAATAATTTTTTAAGGCTTTTATTATTTTTAAAAATATCATTCTTTAAAACTCATGTATTGAGTTTAGTGGTTAAAAATTTTCATAGTTAATTCTAAATGTGTTAAATGCACTGCATTCTTTTTGAGGGTTTGGTGAATGCGTAGCAGCCTCAATTCGATGGGAATAATTCCTTTTGAACGTCTAAGGTCATAAACTTTCTATGTGTTACAATGTTTATTTGTTTCGCATATAGAGGGTTTATGTTTTTATGACCTTAATCTTCTGGGAATAATAATTTATATAATGGTTGAGATTACAAGAACATCTTTTAATAGAGCAAAATTTTCAGGAAAGTCAAAAGAGACAAAGCATATAAAACGTCTTTTGAAGATTTGGGTTGATGGTGCTCAATATTCACCTAAATACAATGAAACTGACAAACATGGGAGACGTAAGTGGGATGGTTACTACAGATTTTACAATACAAATAATGAATTTGATTGGGGGATTGTAGATGAAGTTCTACATCATTTAAAGCTAAAAAAAGTGAATTTTACTGTTTTAGATGAATCAGGAATAAAATTCATAAAAAATGTAAAAACAAGGGATACATTACGCCCACACCAAAACAAAGCAGTAAAAAGATTTTTCAAAAATAATTTAGGTATAACAATAGTACCAACCAGAGGTGGTAAAACTTATATAGCATCTGAAAAAATAAGGATAGCTATGAAAAATGACGCAAATTTAGTTTCTTTGTTTATAGTAGATACAATTGATTTATTTGAACAAACAATAGAAGAGTTTTCAAAATACTTTAAGATACCTAAAGAAGATATTGGCACGATAAATGATAAAGGTGTAAATATAAAGAATATTAATGTTTGTATGATACAGTCATTAGTTTCTAAGATGTATCCTGTTAAGCGTAAAACTGATTCACGTGAAAAAATTCGTGAGAAAAACAAAATTACAAGAGATATGAGAAAATTCTTACATACAGTAAATTTTCTTATAGTAGATGAAATTCAAGAGTATTCTTCAACAAAGAGGATGAATTGCTTAAAGGCTTGTAAGAATGTTTCTTATTTATCAGGATTATCAGCAACACCATTTAAAGATGAAGAAGAGGACAGTACTAAAAATGTTATACAAAATCTAAAAATTAAAGCATTTTTTGGTGGTATAGTTTATGAAGTACCTATATCAGAATTACAAGAACAAGGCTATCTTGCTTTAGATAAAGCTATATTGTTTAGTTATAATCATGAATATTATAAGTTAGACAATAGAATTAATGAAGATGATGGATATCATGCTTTACTTACTAAATTGATTCATGAGAATAAAGAACGTAATAGAATTTTGATAAATTTTATTAAGATTTGTAGAAAAAATAAATGGAAAACACTTGTATTGTTTAATTCTAAAAAACATGGTAGGATTATATCTAAGAAAACAGCGCAACCATTTATTTGTGGGGATGATAATTCTGATGTTCGTAAGGCTGCTAAAAATAAATTTTTGTCTGGTAAGGGTAAAATTTTATTAGCATCAAATATATACAAAAAGGGTATAACTTTACCAGAGGCAGAGATACTTGTATTTGGAGATGGTGGTTTAGAGGGGAGTAATGTTACTCAGAAAAAAGGTCGTGTGTTAGGAGCAGTAGAAGGCAAAACAAGAGCAATAATTGCCGATATAATGGATATTGAAGATAAGTATTTCTCAAACCATAGTTATAATAGACTAAGAGTATATGATGAAGAAATTGGCCAAGACAGAATAGAAATTCATGATCCAGCCGATATGGAAGATGTTGAAGATAGTATTAAGGAATGGTTAGATGAGAAAAAAGGAATTTAAAATTGTAGTAGAATTATATAAAACTTATTATAAGCAAATTACAAAAAATGAAGGCTTTAGACTTTATATGTCTGATAGTCGTGCTAAAATGATAGATAATTTCTTAGATAATTTTTATGAGTTGACGCAATCTACATTTCTACAAGAGGATGCTCTCAAAAAATTTATGGAGTTCCAATTTAATTATTGGTATAAGAGAAATGCTAAATATGGTGCAGGAACTTCTATTCAGTTGGAGTGGATAATAGGTAAAAAAGCTATTGTAAGGTGGGAAAAAGCCAATCCAAAATATATTAGCTGGATAATACGTAAGAATTTAAAGACAGACCATAATATTGTGGTTAAAAAGGCTGACAATTCTTATTCACAAATGGTTGTAAAAATTAGTGATGTTGAAGAAAATGAAAAAGAACGTTTCCATAATACTGTAAAAGGGTTTTGGAATTGTATGATTAATACTACTATGTATAATCATAAAAGCAGTTTTTGTCTATCTTGCGATAAGTCTATGGATTGCAAAGAAAATCTACAAAAAAAGTTTCCAAAGATATATAAAAAAAGAGGTTATTAATGGATAATTTATTTAAGTCATTTGGAAAAAAGTATAATAGAAATATGTCTGGATTAGAAGTAGCTAAACTAATTGGTACTTCCAGAACTATATTGTATAAATTTTTACGTGAACAAAACATATTTTGTAAGTCTAATGGTAGAAATTTACCTACTGATTTATATTTACGTAAAAAATGGTTTGTAGTTAAAGAGACAAATGTAGAAAATGAAGGCTTTTCAGGTATCGTTACTACAACAATGTTTACTCCTTTAGGATATGAAAATATAAGAGATTTAATCTACAATGAATATCCAGAGGTTATACATACTTTAACAAATGATAGTTTTTGGTTAGTTTTAGCTAATAAAATTAGGTCAAAGTTATCTACTTTAGGAATAAATTTTTCATCTGATTTACAAATGGAAAATCACCTAAAAAGTAATTCTGTTACCCATTATAGTAATGATACAAATGATAGTACTATTAGATATTGGTTTGGAGATGATATAATAGAACTCATCAAATTTAATAAAGAGAAATTAGAAATTTATGGCTAAAAAAGAACAATTAACCAGTGAGTTTATACTGGAACTTTTTAAGGCTGCTTTTGAAAAAGATTATGTATTTGAGATATTAGTTCAGTATCTCAAATATTCATATTTAACATATGATTATGAAAAGAAGTTTTGGAAAAAGGCTTTGCAAATTTATAAGCTAAAAAGTAAAGTTCCAACACTTGGATTAATACAAGTTGAATTGCGTAAGGATGAGTCTGTAAAAGACTTTATAATTGATATAAAAGAAGCAAAATTAAGAGATGTAAAAAGTGTCGTAGAGTCATTTCAGGAATTTATAAAAGAAAGTAAATTTGTTGAAATATTCGAGAAAGCTGGGGAATTGTATAATAGAGGTGATGAATCATCTGCTTTTAAAGAATTTCAAAAAGGTGCTGAAGAGATGGCATCATTTTCTATACAAGACAAAGTATTCAAAAAGGTATTTAAAGAATTTGAGGAACGTCATGCTGGTAGAAAAATAAATGAACAAAGGACTAAGGTGCCATTTTTTATAGACCGATTAGACGAGATAACCTATGGTGGACCAGAAACTGGAGAAACAGTGCTTGTTACAGCTGAGTCTGGTATAGGTAAGTCTCAATACTTAATACATAGAGCAATACAAACTGCAAGATCAGGTAATGATGTATTATTGTTTCAAATAGAGGGTACTGAAAGACAAGTTTTAGATAGACTTGATTCAGCTTGGACAGGTGCTTTGTATCATGATATGAAAAGAGGTGATGTAGATGATAAAAGATATAGAAAGTTAAAATCTATATTAAAGAAGATGTCTGGCGAGATTTATGTTGAAGCATTTGAGAAGTTCGGTGGAGCTACTGATACAGACATAAAAAATTCTGTAATTGAAGCTAAGAAGATGTACCCTAATATAAAGTTGGTTCTGATTGATTATATGGAGTTAATGTCTATAAATGATGGAGTTAGGTATGGTCCAGGTGATGAAAGACATAGACAACAAAAGATAGGTAGATTTATGAAAGAACTTGCTATGGAACAAGATGTAGTAGTAGATACTGTAACTCAAGCAAGTAATTTACCTTCAGACCTTAAAAAAGATCCAAGCTTTGTTATGACAAGAGAATATTTGTCTGAAGACAAAGGTAAAATACGTCCATTCGATTATCACTTCACTCTTAATCAAACTTTTGATGAAATGAAGTTCATAGATACAGATGGAGTACGAGCTTCAATTATACGTATGTATGCTGATAAGATACGTGAGTATAGTTCAGGTCAAACAGTACCTATTATTACAAACTTTAAAAGTGCCAGATTTTACGATAGACGTAGAACATTAGAGCACTTTATAGATGATGAAGACGATGAGTAGTACAATTCCACAAGAAGATTTAGAAAGTCTATTTGGTAAATTTAGAAATGGATCAAAACGACATATGATCACAACTTGTCCTTATTGTGGTAAGGATAAGCATTTCTACATACAAAGAGACACACAAATGTGGGATTGTAAAAAATGTGGTGAAGAAGGCAATATAATAAAATTATTACATTTTCTTGGTAAGTTATTTCTACTTGGTGACTTTAAGTCTATAGATAGGACAAAAATAAAAATGTTAGAGGATGAAGATGATGAAGAGATAACTGATCTTACAGTACCTAATAGACGTTTGCCAGCTGGTTTTAAGCGAGTTTATGAAGATGAATATCTATTTGGTAGAAGATTTACTAAGGATAATTTAAAGAAGTTTAGAGTTGGTTATACAGAATTAAAGCCATCTTTAAAAGATTACATAATATTTGCTGTAGATGAAGAAGATGGATGTAAAGGATATGTTGCAAGATATTCAAAACCTATCGCAAAAGGAGACAAAAAAACATTGAGATACCGAAATGATAAGGGTGCTAAATTTTCACAACTTATGTTCGGCTATAATGAAATAATAGATAATGTAACTGATACTGTTATACTGGTAGAGGGTTTACCAGACAAAGTAACTACAGATAATGTTTTACAGCTTGATGAACAAGATGAAATTAAATGTTGTTGTACATTTGGAAAGAAAATTTCCAAATTTCAGATATTAAAACTTTTGAAAAAGAATGTCAAGAATATCATATTAATTTTTGATTATGATGCTATTCCAGAAATGAAAAAGTATGGAGTTGTTCTTGAGGAGTTTTTTAACGTACAAATAGGTTTCACTTTCCAAAAGGATATCAATGATTCATCAGATGAAGAGATTTTTGGTATTTTTAATAATTTAAAAGATGTCATGTCGTTTAAAAGGAAAACTGTAAAAACATTATGAAATGGCAAAATCACATATTTCAATATTGGAATATTACGAAAGGTTACAAATAGAGTATATCATTTATGAGTTAAGACTAAAGATATACCCATCTTCAAAAGACAAAGCTAAATTTAGAGACATATTAGAATACAAACAACAAAAGATATTCGATATATCAGACAAAAATGATTTAAAGAATATGTTTGAGTCTAAAGATAAGAGACAAGAAATTGAATCTAAAGTCTTTAATGAATTTGGCAATCCATTTAACATTACTAAAAAAGATAAGTATTTCTATTACTTTTTGAATACTGACTTCTCATATAAAGGTGAGGGAGTTAAATTATCCAGCTATAATTTAGATGCTGGAACAGCAGTTATTCGATATAAGAATGATACTACAGAAACAGTGGATATCAATTTTATACGCAGAATTTTGTAAAAATTTTTACATTGCTAAAGTGTATTATTTGTACAATTTTGAAAATTATTTCAAAAATATTTGTAAAAAAATTTTGCCGTTAAGAATATTATACCGAATTTAGCCTCAGATTTATTAAACAACGGAAAATTTTTATTATGGACTTACAAGGAGCAAAAAACAAATTAAGACAATTATTTACTGATCATAGATATGCTATGATGGAAAATAATTCAGATAAGGCAAATGCCTTAGGCAATGAGTATAAGATAATTAGAAGTTTTTGTATAGAATTTGATATAATAACTTTTAAGGATATGGAGAGACTTGAATTTGAATGTAATGAAAGAATAGACCGACTTGAAAAACAATCATTAAAAGATAACCAATAATAATCATCTTAATTCTTAAAATTTATGACAAAAGTAGAACGAATTTATCACAGACACGAACATCTTGTGAACTATTACGCTAATAAAATCTGGGATGAGAATAATTTAGCGATGGAAAAAGAGGACTTGAAGCAAGAATTACGTATAAAACTATTCTTAGCTATAAAAAGTTATGCTAAACGCTGGAAACAGTATAGAGAAACTAATTCAAATAAGCCTGTACCGATTGAATTCTTTTTAAAAACAGTAATGGCTAATAAAGTGAAAGACTTTATAAAATTGATTAATCGTATGCCTACAGACTCAATGAGTGATATGAATTTCGATTATGGCAGAGAAGATATGGAAGAGATTGTTTATGATAATGCTGACATAATGATAGGTGAAAAAAGTTTAGTTAGTCTATTTAAAGGAAAACAAAAACAAGTAATGAGACTTCTTATACTTAAAGATTTTGATCAACGTAAGGTTAAGAAAATCTATAAAAAGATAGATAGTCAACAATTAGACTTGTTAATGGAAAAAGGCTTAGATAAATTAAGAGAATATTTAGAAACGAATTACAATTCTGTACAAGAATATAGAATTACTTACTCTGAAAATTTACAAAGTTAATTATAACACAATTACAAACAATAATAATTTAAAATTCAAAGAAAATGGCAAAGAAAGCTAAAAAAGTTGAAAAACTTACAAAAGAACAAATCAAAAACCTTAACACGATAGGTATTAAGGCTAAGAGTGTAGAAGATGCGAGAAATCAAATGATTGAATTCCTTGCAGAAAATGACATCGAAGATGTTGAAGATGATCCGTTTGATGAGTTATTTGATATGTGCTCAGTTATGTATGAAGACTCAGAAGATGAAATGGATGATTTAGTTGAAGAAGAGGATGAGTCTGAAGAGGATGAGTCTGAGGATGAGTCTGAGGATGAGTCTGAGGATGAGTCTGAGGATGAAGATGAAGATGAAGATGAAGATGAAGATGAAGATGAAGATGAAGATGAAGATGAAGATGAAGATGAAGATGAAGATGAAGATGAAGATGAAGACGATGAGGATGAAGAAGAGCCTGCTCCAAAGAAAAAGTCTGCTAAGAAGCCTACAAAAGCTGCTAAACCAGCCAAGAAGTCTGACAAGAAAAAGACAAGAACTAAGCGTTTGAACCCTAAAGAAAACAAGGATGATGCAGCACGTTATGATATAGTTCGTGAAGCACTTGAGGGATTAGGTGAGTTTATTTTTAACTTCATCGCTAATGGTGGTGTATCTGTTAAATATAAAGGTAAGAACAGTAACAAAGTGTTCTTTAGTTATGATTCACCTAAAGTAGATGTAGATGGAAACATTACTGGACGTGTATATTTATCTTCTGTAAAAGATGAAGAAACATTATACGAGTTATTTGGTGATGAGATTGAAATCAAAAAGTCTTGGTCTGGCAACTTACTTGTTATAGATATGCCACTTGAAGAATTAGCTGCTGCACTTTCTGATAATGCAGAGCACTTTGAAAAAGTTCTTGCTGGCTTAGGTAAAAAAGATGA